TTTCGGCCAGCGCAATCTGACCTTCCGCGCCGAACGCTTCTACGGCTGGGCGATCAAGGGCCTCGGCGTCAGCTTCAACCAGAACCAGGTCGACGCGCTGTTCTCCTTCACGTGGAACCTCGGCGCCGGGATCTTCACCGGCTCGCTGCGCTCTGCGATCCAGCGCCACAACCCCTTCCCGCTGCTCGCCTACGACCACGCCGGCGGCGTGGTTCTGGCGGGCCTCTCGCGCCGGCGTCACGCCGAGGTTGCGCTGTTCCTCAAGCCGGCTCACGAAGAAACGCCGGCGCAGCACCGCGCCCGCGTCAAGCGCGAACGGACGGCCCGACTGCACGTCGACTACCGCAAGCGCAAAGCGCTCGATCGGAACCTCGCCAGGAGCCATTGCCTGCACGGCTACCGCGGCTTCTCGCGGGCTCACCGGCACTTCTGTACGACTGAGCGGCGCCACCACGGCAAGGTCAGCCGCGACATCGCCTACCTACGAAAGCTGGGCATCCGATGAACGAGACACAGACCGCAGTGTTGACCAACAAGGACGGGAGCAGCTTCGAGGAGCAGGTCGAAGCGTTCCCACACAACCCGGAGGTCATCGAAATCGACGGTGCCGTCTACGTCGCCAACAGCCCGGTCATCGGGTACGGCACGACTGACCTCGCCTACCGACGAGGCGACCGTCTACAGGGTGTCGCCGTGATCGTCGGCTGGGAATGGGCCCTCGGCACGACGGTCCACTACTTCCGCTGGCGCGGCAAGGGCAAGCGCGGCTTCTCCAGCGTGTCGGGCGAGGACTTCCAGATCGCCTTCAACCCGATCCGCGAGGACTGAATGCGCTACCTGCATCTGCGTATCTGGCACGCGGTCAAGCGCCGCGCGTTCGACCTCGCGCCCCCGTCGGCGACCGTGCTCGTCATGCGCCGTGTCATGCTCACAGTCGCGCACGAACGCCTGCCCTATTCCTTCGACGGCGGGCACGCGGTAACGCCCGGCCCCTCGCGCGGCGAGACCGGGGTCGGCTTCGACTGCTCGGGCGTGATCCGCTACGTGCTCTGGCGCGCGGGCCTGCTGAAAGCGCAGCCGAACGTCAACACGGAAACGCTGCCCCAGCACCTGGCGCGCGGCGAGGGCACCTACATCACGATCTGGATTCGTAACTCGCCCGGCGTCCACCACGCGGTCATCGAGACGCGCCACCTGGGCCTGCCGCGCTTCTTCGAGGCGGGGCACACGGGGATGATCGTGGGGTTCATCAGCAACTTCGACACGGCGGGCTACACCGCCTACAGGAGGCCGTAATGAGCACAGTCGCCGCCGCGCCGCCGGCGCGCAACGCGCAGCGCGCGCGCATCGAGGCGGGCCCGGAGATCCTCAACGCCTGGGCGTGGCTGCTCAACCGCGCGCCGCGCGTGGCGAAAGCCGTCAACGACACACCCGGCGCGGCGAAAACGGTCGCCGACATCATGGCCGGCTTCGACCTGTTCCACCGTCGCTACGGCCTCACCGACAAGCGTCAGTACGCCGAAGTCGAGCGCGACGTTTCCTACAACGAGGCCACCGACATCATCATCGTTCGACAGCACTGGAGGCACTGACGTGGACAGACCGACCGCAGCCCAGCTCGCCGAGATCAAGGTCGAGACCGAGATCATCGGCCCCGATCGTCAGCACGAGCTGGAATTCAACACGCGCGAGCACGCCGTCTACGGCAAGCGCATCGACGATGAGCTGACGGGTAACACCGTCGCGTGCGTTGTCGCCGACAACGGGTGCGTGGTCGTGCTGCGCCACGGGACGCTGCCGCCGAAGGCCGAGCTCCAGATCCCGCGACTGGTCGAACGCGCGAAGCGCGTCGTCTTCAATCAGACGGAGGTCGACTTCTGATGCACCCCGCTGTCGCACAGATCCTGCGCTTCTTCGAGTACGAGCACCTGCCGCCGGCGCTCCAGGAGATCAGTCAGCCCTTCCACGAGCTCGCCCACGACATGGCCGAGCGGTTCGAGGGCCCCGAGCTCACCGCCGGGCTGCGCAAGCTGCTGGAGGCGAAGGACTGCATGGTCCGCGCCGCGCTGCCGGAGGACGCATGAACACGCTGAGGCGGATCGCCGACGCACTGGAGCGCATCGCCGCTGCCCTGGAGAAGGATCGCGTGGGCAGCACCCTCGGCTTCAGCTTCGGCGACGATCGTCCGATCGCGGGTGAGGCGGCGGTTCCGCCAGAGCGCACAGCGCGGCGCTCATGGGGCTAGATCAGGCCCTGCTGGAAGCGGCAGGGGTTGAGCCTGCGGAGCGCGAGCGTGGTGACACGACTCCTCCCAGAGACCACGCTCGCGCTCCGCAGGCTTCACCTTCGTCGCCGAAGGCGCGAAGCCTGCCGAAGCTCGTCACCGAGAAACCGGCGGCGAGCATCATTCGGATCTCGCCGGCGCGCGCACACGCGATCCTGAAGGCCTGCAACCTGCACAATCGCCGCTGCGAGAACCGCCGGATCGCGCAGTACGCCGAGGACATGCGTCGCGACGGCTGGCTGTTCACCGGCGAGGCGATCAAGATCAGTCGCGAGGGCATTCTGCTCGACGGGCAGCACCGGCTCTATGCAGTCATGGACGCCGACGTGACGGTGCCGCTGCTGCTCATCACCGGGCTGGACCCGCGCGCGCAGGAGGTCATGGACCAGGGCAAGCCGCGAAGCCTCGGCGACGCGATGCACCTGCGCGGCGAGGGTGACCCAAACAATGTCGCGGCCGCGCTGCGCAGCGTCGCGCACTTCTACCGCGACGGCGTGCCCTTCCAGATGGGCAGCGCGGCGGGCATGAGCCACGGCTACGCGCTGCGCCTGTACGACCGCGGGTCCAACCGCGAGGATCTGCAAGCAGCGCTGAAGTTCGTGCGCAACCGGCGCAAGGGCGCGCCCTGGACCTCGCTCTCGCAACTCGCGGCCCTGCACTTCCTGTTCTGTGCCGCCGACGAGCCGCGCGCGCTCGCGTTCACCGGCGGCCTGCTCGAAGGGTCGGGCACGATCCCGGCAGTGCGGGAGCTGCGCCGGCACCTGATCGCCGAACACGAGCGCGCGGACGCCGACCAGCCGCGAGCGCACATCAAGACGCGGACCGTCTACATCGTGCAGGCGTGGAACGCCGAGCACGGCTCGGTGCCGGAGTTCCGCTGGCGCCAGGCCGACGGCTTCCCCGGCATCGCCGGCATTTCCGAGTAGGGCGGGGCGCCGGTGCCGGGGTCTACGATGCCCGGCGCCGATGACCGCCATCGTTCCGGGAAAGTTCAAGCGCCTACGGGGATCACGTCTCCGCTTCGCGCGTCTGCGTGAGGCGGTCGCCGAGTCGACCGCTCCGGCGCAGGTCCGTGGCGGCGCTGGCCGCGCCGGCAACGGCGCCGTCGAGAACGATCTCGACAACGCGCCGAGCACCTGCCAGAGCTGCGATGGCACGGGCATCAAAGACGGCGGGGTCTGCCCGACCTGCGAAGGCAGCGGCCTGGTGAAGGCCGCGATGCAGGAGTCGGTCGCGCTGCGCCCCGGAGTCGTCGACGCGCACGTCACGCGCCTTCGCGAGGCGAGCGCGGGCAGCTCGCCCGTCTACGAGGTCGAACTCCTGACCGAGGGCAAAGGCAACGACAAAGACCGCGTGTTTTACACCGCGCAGGCGCTCCGCGAGGCCGTCAGCGAGGGCGTCTTCAACGGGATGCAGGCCTACGCCGATCACCCCGCCAAGGACGAGGAGGCCAATCGTCCCGAGCGCAGCGTGCGCCACCTGGTCGGCTACTACCGCAACGTCCGCTTCATGGAGAGCGGCGCGGAAGGCAAGCCGGCCGTCAAAGCCGACCTGGTCGTCAACCAGGGCCAGCAGTGGTTCGTCGATCTGCTGGAGTCGGCGATCGCCGCGCACAAAAGCGACGGCGTCAATCTCTGCGGGATCTCGATCGACGGCGGCGGCTACGTCGAACCGGGCACGATCGCCGGCGAGCGCGTGAACATCTGCCGCAAGATCACCGAGGCGCCGAGCGCCGACGTGGTCACCCGAGCCGCCCGTGGCGGTCGGATCGTCCGCCGGCTGCGCGAGAGCGTGGCGAGCGCCCCCAAACCAAGCCCACAGGAGGCTCCCATGAAGGTCACGGATCTCAAGCCGAAGCTCGACGGTCTGCACACCCGCTTGCGCGAGAGCGTGGCGACGATCCGCAGCGCGGACGCCAGCAACGAGGACATCGCCAAGGCGGTCGAGGAGGTCGGCAAGGTCGAGGGCGAGGTCGCGGGGCTCGCGGGCACCGAGTTCGAGCCGGAGGTCAAGACCGAGTTCCGCGAGGCCGACGGCGGGGGCGACGCCGCCAAGCTGGAGCGCGAGAAGGGCGAGCTGGAGGTCAAGCTCCGCGAGTCCGAGACCGCGCGCACCGCGGCCGAGACCGAGCGCGACGCGCTCAAGGGCGAGACCGAGAAGCTCAACCGTGGCGTGCTCGCGGCGAAGGTCCTGCGCGAGTCGAAGGTGCCGGCGGACTCGCCGGAGGCCCCGGCGCTGTTCGACGAGCTCGTGCGTCTGCCCGACGAGGCGGCCATGACGGCGCACGTCGCCGCCAACGAGGCGCGCACCGAGGCCATGTTCGAGCGCTTCCGCGAGTCGCTCGGTGTCGGCGCCCCCGCCGGCGTCGAGGGCGCCGGTGCGCTCGTGCCGCTCGGGGCGCCCGCGACTGCCGGCGGCGCCGAGGCGCTCGCCGAGCAGGGCATCCCCATCCTCGCCGAGTCGGGCTCGTAAGGGCGACTGCGGACCAATCTCGACTGAGCTAAGGAGCCAGAGACCATGACCACCGGACAGAACCCCATCAGCGTGATCGACCACGACACGCTGCCGCAGTCGCTTCCCGTCCTGTCGAACTCCACGATCAACGAGGGCGACCTCGTGTTCTGGGACTCGACGAACATGTGCGTTCGCGCGGTCACGGACAAACTCGACATCGAACCGGGCAAAGGCTCGCTGCATTCGGCCGGCCTGCTCGGCGTCGCCGGCGGCTCCACCAAGCCGGAAGTCTACGGCGGCGACGAAGCGCTGTCGAACATCCCCGTGTACGCGAAGGCGTGCGTGTTCCTCAACACGACCGCGGCTGAGAAATACAAACACTTCGCGTTCGTCACGGTGGGCGCCGACGCGCAGACGGTCACGACCGTCGGCGCCACGGAAGCCAACGCCGTCGGCGTGGTGATCCTCGACCCGCCGGCCGCGGCGCGCGCCGAACAGGCGACGCCGACGCCGGAGGAAGTCGAAGGCGGCTCGGGCGTGCGCATCCGCGTCCTGCTCATCCCCAAGCACATCGCCGCGAAGAACATCTAGGCCTGACCCCAACCGGACCTGAGAAAGGACCTCCCGAACATGGACACACTCGCCAGGAACCCACACGGGGTCGACGATCCTGAGAACAACGAGCTGCTCAAGATCCAGCGCGAAGACCGCGCGGCGCACCACGCGGTCGCACTTCGGGAGGCCGCGGCCGTTCTGCCGGGCGCGGACCGGATCGACTGGAAGAACACGCGCCGTCTCTCGGTGAAGAAACTGCGCGAGGCCGTGGCCGAGTCGGCGTTCCCGACCGTGCTGCGCGCCGGCGTGCAGAACTTCCTGTTTGACGCCTACGAGCAGGTCGCCGTCGTCTACCCGGACCTGGTCCGAGTGGTCAACAGCGACAAGTTCGAGGAGCTCTACGCCCCGCTGTACGGCGCTGAGTTGCCCAAGCAGGTCAACCCGTCGCAGAAGTTCGAGGACAGCCGCTTGGCCGGCCTCGACAAGCGCCTGCGCAACATCAAGTTCGGCCGGATGCTCACGGTCGAGCGCGAGCTGGTCGAAGACGACCAGACGGGCCAGATCATGCAGAAGGCGGGCACGATGGGCGAGCGCATTCGCTACGTCGAGGAGCTGGCCGTGATGAACGCGATCCTCGCGGCGACGTACAACGCGACGATCGGCAACGTCGCCAACAACGGCTCGGGCGAAGGCCTCTCGCAGGCCGCGCTGGAAAACGCCACGGTGGCGCTCCAGCTCATGAAGGACCCGCTGGGCCAGCTCATCATGACCCAGCCGGACACGCTGCTCGTGTCGCCCTCCGACGAGTTCAACGCGGCCAAGCTGCTCCAGTCCGCGCTTCAGCCCTCGGTGCCGGGTGCGGCCGGTCAGACGGCCTCCACGGCGTCTTCGGGCGGCACCGGCTGGACGATGACGATGAACCCGCTCCAGGGGCTCTACAGCCTGAAGGTGAGCCGGTTCCTGCCGTCCTCGCTCTCGGTCACGAAGGGCCTCGACGGCGTCCACGGGGCGGCGATCCTGCTCCAGTCGAAGAAGTCGCTGGTCTTCCAGGACCGCTCGGCCCTGGAGGTCGCCCAGGAGGCGACGAACGCCGGCGAATCCTTCAACCGGGACCAGTACCGCTGGCGCACCCGTCGCCGCTTCAACACGGCGATGATCGAGTCCCGCTACGCCTTCCGAGTCAACTAGACGGCGGCCCGTGCCGTGACCACGACCGCCACAGACGCCGCCTCGGCCAACCTGACCTCCCCGGTCGAGGCGGCGTCATACCTTGTCGCGCTGCGCGAGTCGGTCTCGCCGGCGCCGGCGCCCGTCGACGGCGAGCGGGTCAAGGCAGCGCTGCGCGAGGCCAGCGCCCCGCAGTTCGCCGACGAAGCTGCCGCCAAGGCGGCGATCGCCGCAGCGAAGGGCAAGGGCAACGAAGCGGCTGTGCAGGCCGCCGCGTACAAGGCCTTTCCCAAGCTCAAGCCGAGTGCGTAGTGTCGGCCGAGCTGGCCGACCTCTACGTCTTCTCGCGGCTCCGTGAGGGCACCTACACCGCCGGGCCCAAGCGCATCTACTTCCAGGACGCGAGCACGATCCGCGACGCTGCGGATCTCTACGCCGTTCTGAAGGAGCAGGCGGCCAACGGCTCGCCGAACCTGGAGAACGAACTGGTCAAGGCCTTCATCCAGACGATGCAGAACGGGCAGACGCTCTCTGGGGAACAGCTCGCCAAGCTGTTCGAGCTGCGCGATCGCTACGCGGCCGAGATCGAGGCCTACCGCAAAGATCCCGACTGGTCGCAGGATATCCTGAAGACACCCGACGAGCGCGACGCCGCCCGAGCGCGCATCCTCAACTAGGAGGCCACGATGTCTGACACCGACACCGCCACGCTCACCGACCAGGACCTGTTCATGGGCGCGCCGCTACCCGGCGCCGACCTCGTGATCGGCGAAGACCTCTACGACGAGCCCGACCCGGAGGACTCCAGCTACCGCGGAGAGGTCGACCCGATCTCCGCTGCCGTCGGCACGTCGGGCTTCATGGGCAACCACATCGTCCAGGCTTGCTACTTCCAGACGGCCGAGGGCGCCACCACCGAACCGGAGGAGTTCGACCGCTACTACTTCGCGCCCGGCGATCGCCCCTACGAGGGGCCGGCGCCGGTGCTGATCGACATCCTCGCCGGCGATGACCCCGAGCTCGCCGCGCGCGAACACGACGAGAAGCACGTCGACTTCAAGGCGCAGTGGTGCCGCGAGCACGGCGTCCGCTACGTCGTGCTCGCCGACACCGACGACATGCTGCTCTCGACCACGGAGCTGCGCGCGAAGCTGCTCGGCGAGTCGCCGACGACGCCGCCGTTGACGGCCGAGGTCGCGGCCGAGGCGGCGGCCTCGAAACCCGAGCGCAAACGGGGCGTGCAGCGTCCGCGTTTGGCGGGGCGCATCGACCACGACCCCCAGGCGTGAACGCACTCGAATTTCGCGATCGCGTTCGCCACGCGATCCAGGACGGCGCGACCAGCGACGGCGAGGTTCTCGCCGTCGCGCGCCTGGAGGACCTCTCCGACCAGGTGATGCAGCAGGCCACGCCGACGGCGACGAGCTTCCAGGTGCGGTTCACTCAGACGCCGACGCAGGGCTATGTGACCACGTTCGTCGTGCCGGGCACGCTCCAGGCGTTCGTCGACGAAAGCCCGGAGCCCGTCGAACCGAGCGAGGACGTGAACGCCAACGGCGTCTTCACGCTGCCGGCGCCGCCCGAAGTGATCCTCCAGGTCAGCTACGCCTATGCGTACTTCACCGACAAGTCGCTCGACGCGCTCGTCTCCGAGGCGATCGCCTGGCTCTCGGCGCCGGCGCAGTTCGCCGTCGACCAGGTGCCCGCCGCGCTCGTGCCGGCGGTGGTCGACAAGGCGGCCTCACGCGCCCTGCGCGCGCTGGCCGCCAAGTGCGCGCGCGCCGTCACCGCCAAGTCGGGCGACAGCTCGATGGACTTCTCCGACCTGGCGAAGTCCTACTCGACGCAGGCCAAGGAACGCGAAGGCGCTGCCGAGACGACGCGCGCCGCCTACTACACGCGCGCCGACTCAGCCGCTGCGCCGGTGGGGGCCACCCACCAGCTTCACGTGGGCGGACCGTTCACGCCGGTCCGCTGAGGCTACTTGCTGCGCGCGGCGCGCTTGCCGCCCTGCCCCTCGCTGTCGCTCTGCTCGCCCTGCTCGGTCGTCGGCTCGACGCCGCCGGCCACGAGGATCTCCTCGGCGTAGCGCGTGACGGTCGGCGTCTTCCAGGACTGCCCGACGTTCTTCAGGGCCTCCCCGACCTCGGCCGCGTGGGCCTTGTTGTCGAACTCCACGGTCACAGGCATTGCTCGTCGCTCCTTCCGTTGGGTGGCCGGGAGGATAGCTACGATCGCAGCATGAAAATCCGCATAGCCATAGGAGTCGTCGTCGCCGCGGGTCTCGTGCTCGCGGCCATCCTCGAATCTCCACGCGCCGCGTCGACCAACGGCTTCTGAGACGGGAGAAAGCGCGCCGGTGGTAGACGGCGCGTCATAGGCACCCAGAGAAGCCACACCGCCGACGCGGCGCCACATCGACACCCGTTCTGTCCGATGCGTCGATAGGGTCGCCTGGTGGACATCACAGCCCAGCACGACGCCGACGACGCGCAGGGGCGCCTGGACGCGGCCGCCGCGGCCGCCGAGATCCCCGAGCACGAGCACACCGTCGACGGCGAGCAGATCGAGCTCAGCGAGGAGCAGCGCCGCACGCTCGACGAGTGCCAGGCGCGCCAGATTGCCGCGCTCGAACGCCTGGAGGAACTGAGCACCCCGGAGGCCGTCTTCGGCGTGCCGGAGGACGTGAACCGCTCAGCGCTCAACAACGCGCTCGCGCAGATCATCGTCGACGCTGGGCTCGTCACGTTGGCCGACCTTGCCGTGAAGAAAGAACTCGCGCTCAGCGACCTGCTGGAGGAGATCGTGCAGAACGCGACCGAGCACGCGGCGCAGATGGCGATGGCTCGGAGCATGGCCGACATCGCCCAGCCGGCCGACGCGCTCCAGAAGATCCCGCCGATGCCCCCGCGCAAGCAGGCGGCCGCGCGCCGTCGACGCCGTGGACGTTAACTACAGCACCGCGCATCGTTGGATGCAGCGGCACTTTCCAAAGGTCGGCCGCTGCGAATTCTGCGGCCAGCGCGGTCGCACCGAGTACGCCTCGATCGGACACACCTATACGCGCAACCGCGGCGACTGGTTTGAGCTGTGCAAAGCACACCACCAGGCATTCGACGGCATCGAACCGCCGCGTTGGAATCGCGGTCAGACGCACTGTAAGAACGGCCATCGCTTCGACGAGCGCAACACACGCCTGATCCGACGACACGGCCGTGTCGTCGGCCGCGCTTGTCGTACCTGCGTGCGCACGGGGAAGCGTCGAGAGAGGGCCGCGACGTGAGTGCCGTAATAAAGGTCCTTGTCGCGTGTCCTGTGGCGAACAGAGAGTGGGCGCTGCCGAGCTGGTTCGAGAACCTCGCCAAGCAGACGCGCAAGCCCTACATGGGCCTCATGATCCACGGCGGCAAGCGCTTCGACGCTACCTGGCAGGCGATCGAGGACGGCGCGCACGACTCGGGCATCCAGACGATCCGTATCCACGAGGGCTCGCCGCCCCACGACCGCAATTGCCCGCCCGACGAGAACGGCCGGCGCGAGCCCGACCAGGCGCGCTACTTCACGCTCGCGCGCCTGCGCAACCAGATGCTCGCCGCGGCGACGATCATGACCGACGCCACGCACGTGCTCTCGCTCGACAGCGACATCATGCTGGAGGACCCGAGCACGATCGAGTACCTGCTGGAGGCGCCGGCGATGATCGAGGGGCTGCCCGGCTGCCCGGACGTGGTCGCGCCGCTCACGCACTTCCACCCGAACGCTGACTGGACCTGCAACGCCGGCCTGCTGGGCAACCGCGATCACCACCCGCGCGAGGCGATCGAGGCGGGGCGCCCGGAGGACCTCGGCTACTGGCCCTGGAAACGCGCCGAGCCAGACCCGGAGATCGTCGAGCTCGGCGCGATCCAGGAGATCGACATCCCGATGGGCGCGATCCTGATGCCCCGGCGCGTCTTCTCGACGGTGCGCTACCGCTGGCACCAGTCGGGTGAGGACATTGGCTTTGGGATCAACCTGAAGCTCGCCGGCTTCACCGCCGGGTGGATACCCCACCTGTACGCGCGCCACTGCTGGGACCGCTACGCGCTGTGAGTCGCCACACGCACACTCTCACGCCTGAGCTGCATCCCGCGCTCGCGCGAGCTCGCGCGGCGCGCTTGAGCGAGAACCCGATCGCGGCTGCGCCGCCGAACGAGCTGTGGAAGATGTGCGCGAAGACCTACCCCGACGATCTCACCGCGCGCGGGCTGCTCTACTCGCACGCGATGGAGGAGGCCGGGCACCTGGTCCCAATGGCGGCCACCGACCCGCTGCCTGGAGCGAGTACGCCCTGCTCGCGTTGCGGCTGGCAGCCGCCGGTCGTGACGGTGGCGATCGTCAGCTACAAGACGCCCGAACTGGCCGAGCGCTGCCGCGAGAGCATTGGGCAGCCGCGCTGGCTCGACTCGGTCCACGTCAGCGAGACGGGCGAGCACAACATTGGCTACGCGGCCGCGCTCAACGTGATGCTCCTGCACGCCACGACGCCGATCCTGATCGCCTGCAACGCCGACGTGGAGTTCCCCTCGCAAGGCGTCGAGCGGCTGCTCTCGCTGTTCGACTCCCACCCCGAGCTCGGCGTGCTCGGACCGCGTCAGATCGACCGTCGCGGCTACATCACCCACGGCGGAATCGACAAGGAGGGCGACACGAGCGGCGGCCGTGAATTCGGCCAGCTCGACGTGGCCCAGCTCACCGAACCGTTCGCCGAGGTCGAGCAGGTCTCGGGCTCGGTGATGTTCATCCGGCGCGAGGCCTACGAGGCCGTCGGCGGCTTCGCCAACATGCCCCGGCTCTACTACGAGGACGCGATCCTCTGCCATCGGATGCGCCGGCGCGGCTGGCAAGTCGCCTACAGCGGCTCGGCGACCTTCCTGCACCACGTCGCAGCCTCCCCGAGCGACGAGCGCAACGCGCTCGCGGCCGAGGGCCGGCGCGCGTGGGCAGACGAGCTGCGCAGCGACATAAACCAACCCCACCGAATGTGAGGCTGACCAGTTGAGAATCCTAGTCACCGGCCACCGCGGCTTCATCGGCCGTCACCTGGTCCGCGAGCTGAAGAACGGCGGTCATGAGCTGCACGGCGTCGACCTGTCCGAGGGCTGGGATCTCACGGTGCCCGGCCAGATCGGCACCGCGCTCGATCGCGTCAAGCCCGACGTGGTGGTCCACCTGGCCGCGCAGGTCGGGCGCGTCTTCGGTGAGCGCGATGTCGCGCACACGATCGACGCCAACGCGCGTATGACCACGCTGCTCGCGCAGGCCGCCGGCGAGCGCGACGTGCAGGTCCTGTACGCCTCAAGCTCGGAGGTCTACGGCGATCGCGGCGAGCACATCTGCCGTGAGTCCGACGCGCTCGGTACGTTGCCCCACAACCTCTACGGCCTCACGAAGCGCTGGGGCGAGGAGGCGCTCCAACTCTACGCGCCCGAGCGCCTCCAGATCGTGCGTCTCTCGATGCCCTACGGGCCCGGCGCGCCTCCCGGTGAAGGGCGGCGAGCGCTCGACAACATCCTGTGGCAGGCCACCCACGGCAAGCCGATCCCGATCCATCGCGGCGCCGAGCGCTCCTGGTGCTGGATTGATGACACCGTGCGCGGCATCCGCCTGGTGCTCGAACAGGGGCGCCACGGCCGGCACGGGATCTACAACGTCGGACGCGACGACGCAACGATCACGATGCTCCAGCTCGCCGAAGATTGCTGTGCGCTCGCCGGCGCCGATCAGGAGCTCGTCGAGCTCGTCGACCCGCCGCTCGCGCAGACAGTCGTCAAGCGCCTCTCGACGGACAAGCTGCGCGGCCTCGGCTGGACACCTGGGGTCGAGCTGGAGGAGGGCCTGCCCCAGGTCCTCGACTGGGTGCAGCAGTTCGGGCCCGACGGTGAGCCGCTCACCGACATGGCCCGCGAGGCCGTCGAGTGATTGCGCTGACGCCCTTCAACGACGAGCTGGACGTGCTGGAGATCCGCCTCGCGACACTTGACCCTGTCGTCGACCTGCACGTGATCGCCGAGGCGCCCGTCACGCACACCGGCGAGCCCAAGCCGCTGCACCTGCGTCGCCACTGGGGGCGCTTCGAGCCCTGGCACGAGAAGATCAAGCTCGTCACCGTCGAGGACATGCCGAGCGGCACGCAGGTGAGCGAACCGAGGAAGCTCCTGGAAGACAGCAACTCGGACTGCTGGCGACGGGAGAAACACCAGCGCGAAGCGCTCATGCGCGGGCTGCCCGAGCTGTGCAACACCGAGACGATCCTGCTCTCAGACCTCGACGAGATCCCGCACCCCGGCGTGTTCGACTCGGCCGCCCGCGCCGCGCGCGGGGGCGTGATCTCCGCGCCGCGCCTAGCGATGCACGTCGGCGCCATGCGCTGGCGCTGGCCCCGCCCGCTGCCGGGCATCGCGCGCTTCTTCAGCTCTGACATGCTCTGGCACAGCTATGGCGGCGACCTCGAAGCGATCCGACTCGCGAAAGCGCTCGACTTCGACATGGCCGGCGAGCCCGCCGGCTGGCACATGGCCTACCTCGGCGGCGTCAACGCCGTGAAGCGCAAGCTCGCCTCAAACGCTCACCACGAGGCCAACCGGGCACCCTTCAACGACTCGGCGCACATCGCGGACTGCCTGCTCACGGGCGCCGACCTGTTCGACCGTGCGGGGCGTCAGTGCGTGCCCTCCTCCGAGGAGGAGTGGCCGCCCTATCTGCTCGCCAACCGCGATCGCTTCGCCCACCTGCTCTAGCCATGTGCCCCCCCCCCACAGGTCGCCCCGCCCGAGACGCCCGAGCTGACGAGCTCGCACGGGCGCGCCTGGCGCGTATCGCACCCGCGCGAAGCCGAGGACTTCCCGACCTCGCTGAAAGGCTGGCTCGTGCATCAGCCAGGCGCCCACCCGTGGTGGAGTTGGTACGCGATCGCCGGCGTCTCGCTGCGCGAGCAGGAGGGCACGCCGGCACCCGTTCTGCGCTTCCCCAGCGCCACGCACGAGTTCATGGTGCTCGCGCTCGACCCCGGCAAGCCGCTGCCGCAGATCCGCAACTGGGAAGGCGCGAGCTACCTCAAACCCTTCGACCTCGTCCACCAGGTCGAGCTGCCCGGCGACGAGCAGGCGCAGGAGATCGTCGACCTGATCGTGAGGCGCGCCGTGTGTGACGGCATGTCGCTCGACGAAGACAATCGAGCACGCTGGCAGCGCTCGCTCGACACGACCGCACAGCACTACCGCGAAGGGCGCCACTGATGGCCGGGGGCACGAAGCGCTACTCCAACCTGCGCGAGCTGCGCGGTGTGGTCGCCTACGAGTGGCGCACGCGCGGCGCATGGCGTACTCGGCGCGCCGCGCTGCGCGGGCTCTACTGGTGGCTGATCCGGCGCTACCCCTGCGAGCTCTGTCAGGATTGCGGCCGTCGCGTTGGCGAGAGCACCGATAGCTGGTGGCGTGGGCCCGACGAGCTGTGGAACGAGGTTATGGGCTGGCCCGGCTGGCGGGAGCAGTACGGCGATCACGCTGCCTACGGCGTGGGCGGGACGGTCTGCCCGGCGTGCTTCACCAGGCGCGCGCGAGCGAAGGGCATTTGCGTCTACTGGACGCCTGTGGTGGACTCGCGATGACGAAGATCAGCGTGGTCATCCCGACGATCAAGGGCCGCGAGCACCACCTGGAGCGCTGCCTGGCGGCCTACCGCGATCGCTCCGAGCTCGCGCTGGAGGTCCTCATCATGCGCGACCTGGAGACGTGTGGCCGGGCATGGAACCTCGGCGCGATGGTTGCCGAGGGCGAGTACCTGCACTTGACGGCCGACGACCTGGAGCCGCACATCGGCTGGGACCATGCGGCCGTTGAGGCGTGCGAGCGCGGGCAGATCCCGGCGCCGGAGATCCACAGCGAGCGGGGCGCGCTCGCGCCCGACGATCCCGGCCTGCCGATCGAGTCGAGCGGCGGCTACTGGGACCGGCGCCTGGCCGACTGGGAGATCACGATGAACACGTGCGTCGTGCCCTTCTGCCGCACGCGCGACTGGGAAGGCAACATCGGCCCCGTGCTCGAAGCGCACTACTACACCGACAACTACTTCACCGACCAGTGTCGGCGCTCCGGCCTGGAGGTCGTCGTGCGCAGGGCCTACGCCTTCACCCACCACTGGGCGAAGGAGGGCCGCGGCGCCGGCATGACCGAAGCTCAGCGCATGGAGGTCGACCGCGCGATCTACGAGGCGACGCGAGCAGTCGGCCAGTGACGATCGCCTGCGCGATGATCGTCGGGCCCGGCGAGGCGGATCGTCACCTGAGGCGCGTGCTCGACTCCGCGAGCCGCTGGGCCGACCGCCTGGTCGTCGTCGCCGATCACGTCGACGAGAAGACCGAGGCCCTGCTCCTGGCCGAGCTGAAGATGGGCGTCAACGAAGCCGAAGGCGACGCGGTCACGGCCTGGTGGTCGAACGGCTCGGCGCCGCGCTTCACCGCCGACGAGTCCTACGTGCGCAACACGCTGCTGCGCCAGCTCGACGAGACGCTCGACGCCGGCGACCTGGTGGTCGTGCTCGACGCCGACGAGGAGCTGCTGGTCGAGCAGGGCACCGTCCGGGACGCGCTGACGGCACTCGCGGCTCTCCCGCAGGCCGAGGCCTTCGGCGCGACGTTCTTCCATCTGTGGGCACCAGACGGCTCGGTCTACCGCTGCGACGGCGCGTGGGCGCCGGCGCAGCAGTACCGGGTCTACAAGCACGACCAGGGCGCGCGTGTGGAGGAGCGTCGCATGGCGTGTGCGGCGATCCCGTCGAGCGCGCGCCCGCGGATCAACACCGGCCTGCTGGTCAAGCACTGGGGCTACGCTCGCCCGAGCGATCGTTACGAGAAATACGAGCGCTACATGGCCCACGACGGCGGCCGCTTTCACAACCTGCGCCACCTGGAGAGCATCCTCGGACCGGGCACCGTTCGACCGCTGCCGGAGCGTATGCTGAGCGGCCAACCCACGATGAAGGGAGACACATGACGAAGGCAGAACTGGTCGAGCAGGTAGCCAACGACGCTGGCGCAACGCAGGCGTCCGTCGAGGACATCGTCGATCGCGTGATCGACGCGATGTCGACGGCGCTCGCGGAGTCGGAGGTAGTCGAGCTGCGTCCGTTCGGGCGCTTCGTGACGCGCCTGGAGGGCGAGCACGAGGGCACCGACCCGAACACGCACGAGCCGATCACGATCCCGGCGCACACGCGCGTGCTGTTCCACCCGTCGACCGAGCTGCGCGACCTCGTCAAGCCGGAAAGCGGCAGCGAGGAAAGCTGAGCGCTGAGCCCTGCTTCCTGTTTTGTCGCCTCATGCGAGGTCGCAAAATAGGAAGCGGGGCGCCGGCGATCGCCATGCCCGAGACCGAGGCGCAGCTCCAGCAGGCGATCATCGAACTGGCGCGCGCGCTCGGCTGGCTCGTCTATCACACCTTCGACTCACGCCACAGCGCCGAGGGCTTCCCGGATCTCGTGCTCGTGCGCCAGGGCGAGCTGATCTTCGCCGAGCTGAAGTCCGCCGTCGGCAAGGTCAAACCCGAGCAGCAGCTCTGGCTGGACGTGCTCGACACCGTGAGCGGCCGCGCTGATCCGCAGGTCAAGGTCTACATCTGGCGCCCAGCCGACTGGCCGGAGATCGAGCGTGCGCTCGCGCGCTAGCCGACGTTGACTGCGGCCAGCTTGCCGGATGCTTCCAGGAAGGCCACGGCGGCGTTGAGGCGATCCGCCGGCGCGGTGTCTTCTTCGCCGCCCCACGTCGACTGCGCCCAGCTCACGAGCTGCTCGCGCGTGACGTATGGCGTCTCGTTGACCTTGGAGTAGACCGCACTCGCGTCGGCGAGCGTGGCCGAAGCGGTCTCGGGATCGAGTCCGAGCTGCTCAAGCTGCGCGTCGGTGAGGAACGCCGTTTGCAGCGTGACCTGCGTGACCGGCTGCGGCGCGACCAGTTTGGGTTTCGGCGTTCGCTTCGAGTTCGCCACGGGGGCATCGTACACCTGCCCGGCGGCGGGTCTACGATGCCGCCGTGCTGCTCAGCGAGAGAGCCGACATCTATCGAGTGCTGGAGGACAAATCGCACCCCGGCCGGAAGAACGAGCAGGCGTGGCGACGCAACACGCCCTGTCACCTGGAGCCGATTTCCGCGATCGACCATACCGTCAGCTTCGCGCTCGAATCGACGCACGTCATCTTCCTGCCGGGCTGGTTTCTGGGGCTGCGCAAGGAAGACGTGATCCGGCTGGGCGGGCGCATCACGAGCGCCGGCGGACGCGCGCCACTGCGCTACATCGTCAAGGGCGTGCGCCGCTTCCCGAGCTTCGGGTTGCACCACATCGCCGCCTACTGCGAGGAGCGAGAGTGAGCGCCACGGCTGTACGCGAGAAGCGGGAGAAGCTGCGCGGCAAGCGGATCGGTCACGGCGTCACGATGCGCTTCTTTATCGCGCTCAACCCCGAGACCAAAGAGAGTGAACGCGCTGGCATCATCATCGCCCACCGGCACGCCGACGGCGCGATCTGCCAGGGCGGCGTTCAGTTCGCGGTGCCGGCGAATCAGCGCAACGAGCGTCCGAAGTGGGCCGTCGAGTCTTGGCGGCCGCTGACGCTCGCGCCGAGCATCTTCGACCCGGACTGCGGCCTGCACGGCTACGTGCGCGCCGGCAGGTGGGTGCCGACGTGATCCGCGTGCAGATGAAGTCGGCGAAGATGGATGGCCCGGCCAGGCGCGTCGAGCTGATCGCCTCCCAGCTCACCGACTTCCGCGAGCCGATCGCCGCCGGGCTCGCCTACGTGCGCGAGGAGACGCGCAAGCGCTTCGAGGCACGCGGCCTGGGCGAATGGCCGCCCTTGAAGGAGTCGACGGTCGCCCGCAAGACGAGCTCCGGCGCGCCCGATCCTCAGCGCCAGCTCTACGAATTCGGTGACCTGTTCGAGTCCGCCACGAGCAGCCACGGGCCCTACAGTGTCACCGTGATCGAGCCGACGTGGGGCGCAATCGGCATCGACTGGTCGGAGAACGGTCGCCAGATCCCGGTGATCCTCAGCGAGGGGAACCTGGAGGAGGGCGGCTCGATCCCGCCGCGGCCGATCTACCCGCGCACCTACGAGCTCGCGAACGGCGTGTCGCGGATCGTCCGCAACTGGGTGCGCGCGCCCGTCGAACCGCGCGCGCTCGGCGGCGCCGGCGGGCCGTGGGTTGGTGCGGAGACGCCGCCGCTGCCATGAGCGAAACGATCGAGGTCATCGGCACGCCGGGCACGTTCGAGTGCTTCCTCGACACGCTCGCGGGCTACCTCTCCTCGGCGCCAGTCTTTCCCGGCCAGCAGCCGGATACGACGGTGCTCTACTGGATTCTCGGCGACGTGGGCATGGGCCCGATGCCCGGCCTGCCGGTCGCATTCATTTCGCCCTTCGACGACAAGATCGTGCCGATGGGCCGCGGCGGCTCGACCGGCGGCCGTCACGGAACGGATCTCGACGAATTCACCGTGCCGATCCTGATCGTTGCCGATGAGCACGTCTACGACAAAGCCACGCCCGAGCAGTCGACCGTCGTGGCGGGCGACTTCTTCGAGCTGCCGGGCTACCGCCAGCTCATGAAGCTGGCCTCGAACGTGCGCACCGCGCTGCGCGTCGAGCCCACGTTTGGAGGGGCCGTCGCGACCTCTACGATCTCCGAGCTTCGGCCCATGCTGATCGACCTCGACACCAAGGTATATCGCGGCGCGCGCCTCACGGTTGCCGCCCGCGCACGCCGGTCGCGAGGATAGGCCCCGACCCCAGAACGTAAGGAGCACACATGCCCGTCCAGAGCGCAGAGGTCATCGGTTTCGCCCAGGAGACCGTTTACGGCACGTTCACCGCGCCCAAAGAAAACAAGAAATCGACGGGCGGCACGGCGGCCGCGCGCACCGGCTTCATCCCCGGCCTGGCGACGATCAACTCGACCACGAAGGTCGCCCGACCGGACCAGTCGCGCGGGCTTCGTGACTACGTCGTCGACGCGCTCGTCGGCGTCGAAGTGGGCGCCACGGTCACCACCGAGCTGATCCCCGAGATCGTGCCGGCGCTGATCTTCGGCTGGCTCGGCACCGGGTCCGACACGGCGGGCGGCACGGAAAAACCGGGCTTCACCCACACCGGCGTGCCGCAGAACGTCGTGCCCTCCTACTCGCTGGAGGTCGACCACGATGTCACGTCGCAGGTGCTGGCACGGCGACTCGTCGGCTGCAACGTCGACCAGGTCGTACTCCGCGGCACCCAGCAGGCGCTCGCGACCGCCGAGTTCACCTTCCTCGGTCAGAAAGAGGAAACGCCGGCGTCGCCGAACGAAGGCAAACCGTCGCTGGCGACGCCCAAAATGAACTTCCAGCAGCCGATCGACCACTCGCTGCTGACGGCGACCTACTCCGGCGCCGAAGTGCAGGAACTCCAGGACTACACGCTCACGCTGATGAACCACGTGCAGCGCGTGTTCGAGGCCAACAAACAGCTCTACGTCGCACGCCTGGTGCCGACCCGGCGCGAGGTCCAGTTTCAGACGACCCTCGATTTCCTCAACGCGACCATGTACCGCGACTGGATCGAAGGCAACTGGAAGGGCGGCGGCGGCACGCCGGCGTTCGTGCTCAAGTACATCACGGCCTACCTGGTCGGCGTCGGCTTCGGCAACGGCGAAACGGAAGTCGCCGGCGCGTCCGGCAAAAACGAACTCGAATTCTCGCTGCCGCGCCTGCGGCCGATGGGGCAGTACAACCTCCAGTCGGCCAGCGACGTGCTCAACCAGCAGATCACCTGGTCGACGGTGCTCGGCGAAGAATCGGCGATCGTCAAAGTCTTCGTCAAAAACGCCACCAAAGAAGCCTACGCCTAGCGCCTGAGCGGCTGGCGCGGCGCCGTTGAGCGCCGCGCCGGGGTCTACGATCCGCCGGTTCATCAACCGGGGAGGTCCCCATATGCCGCTCAAGCTCGCAGATACCTCGAAGGTCGAGACGTTCCGTGACGGGTCCTCGTGGATCACGTTGCGCACGCAGATCACGAAGGAGATCCAGGACACCGTCAACGATCTCAACTCGCACTATCGGCTGCCGGCCGCGGCCTTCGGGCTAGCCGACGGGCCCGCCGAAGCCGACGCCGGCGTCGAGCTGCGCACCAACTCGCGCGCGATCAACCGCACGCTGTTCGAGCTGCTCGTGGTCGAGTGGTCGCTGAGCGACGACAAGCCCACCGCAGCCGACTACGACCAGCTCACCAGCGAGTCGGGCAAGTGGGTCGACAAATGCGTGACCGACGCGCTCGCCAAGGGCCGCGGGAGGGTCGAGGGAAACGGGAGATCGCCGTCGAGGCGCAAAGGCTCGCGCACTACCTCACCCGCGGCACCCCGGTCAAGCTCGAAGCCCTCACCGAGGTCGAGCGACGAGTAATCCTGCCCGCGTGGGCCGACTACTGCCTGTGCCGCGACATGGGCGGCACGAGCTGGCACGACCTTCAGCAGATGCCGATCGACGTGCTCGCGCTGTGGCTGGCCTTCCGAGCAGGCGAAGCGGAAACGCGCAAGTTGCAGCGAGAAAAAGAACGGCAAGAGAACTCAGTGCGGCACGTATAGGAGACTAGGTGGACGGGCTCAGCCAGGAGGTTCTCAGCTTCCTGATCGACATTCAGCAGCACGGCGCGAGCCAGCTCAAGACGCTGTCCACCGACTTCACTCAGCTCGGCGTGACGGCGGATCGGATCGCCGGGCAGCTCCGCACGATGGAAGCGCAGCTCGCCAAGACGGGCGCCGCGGCAGATACCGCCGGCGCCCGTGTTGCGAGCTCGCAGAAGGGCGCCGCCGAGGCTCTCGACGCGAGCGCCTCGGCGGCTGAGCGGTCGGCCACCGCGCAACGTGGCAATGCTACCGCCAGCCAGGAGTCCGCCAGCGCCACAGAGAAGGCCACAGGCTCGACGCGGGCTCACACCGCAGCGGCCAAGGCCGACGAGAGCGCCACGAGCGCTCAAGCGGGCGCATCGCGCGCGAGCGCCGGCGCTGCCGGCGCGGCTGGCGCTGCGCTCGGCAAACACACCCACCAGCTCAGCGAACACGGCAAAGCGCTCGAAAAGGTGAAGAAAGGCACTCACGAGTTTGCCGGCTCGATGAACATGGTCTCTCTGCCGCTGCTCGCCGTCGGCGGCCTCTCGATCAAAATGAGCATGGACTTCGAGGCGGCGATGTCGCGCCTGCACACCCAGGCGGGTTACGGCATGAAGGACGTAAAGATGCTCGAAGGCACGGTGCTCAAGGCCGCGCCGGCGATGCGTCGCACGCCGACCGAACTTGCCGACGGGCTCTACCACGTCGCCTCGGTGGGCGTGCCCGCGGCCGCCGCGATGAAAGTGCTGGAGGCGGCGTCGATCGGCGCGAACATCGGCGCCTCGGACTTCGACACGACCGTCAACGGCCTGGTGATCGTCATGAAGTCGCTGCACCAGCCGGCGAGCGCGGCGATCGGCGACATGGGGTTGCTCAACGAGATCGTCGGCGGCGGCAACGTCCACATGGAAGAACTGGTGGCCTCGCTCGGCAAAGTGCTGCCGCAGGCGCAGAACTTCGGCCTGGGCTTGCGCGACGTGGGCGCTGCGCTCGATGTGATGACCGGCCGCGGGATCAACGCCAACATGGCCGCGACACGCCTGGGGATGTCCTTCCACCTGCTGGCTTCGCCGACCTCGGCCGGCAGGGCGGCCTTCGAGACGATCGGCCTGTCGGCCAGCGATCTCGCTGAAAAGCTGCGCCACGGCGGCATCGTGCCGGCGATCGAAGAACTGAAGAAGCACCTGGACGACACGTTCCCCGCGCATGGGGGCAAACCACTCGGACTAGCCGAACGTCGCCACGAGCTTGAAATCTATACGAAGGCGCTCAAGGAAACTGGCGTCTCTGGCAAAGCCCTCGAAAAAGATCAAAAGCAATACGCCGAGGTTCTCGCCCACGGCGGCAGCGCGGCGGTCGAACAGGCGCGCGTGCTCTCGGAGGCCTTCGGCGGCGGTCGTCAGTCGACGGGCATCCTCACGCTGACGCAGAACCTCGGCGACCTGCGCAAGGCCTACAGCAGGCTGCCCGAAGGCGAGCAGGCGATCCACCGCCTGATGGGCGCCAACGAGGTCTGGGAGAAAACGAGCATGGCGCACTACGACCACGTCAAGGCCTCCTTCTCGGCCGCGATGACCTCGCTCGGGCAGTCGGTCGGACCACCCGTGCTCGGCGTGCTGACGACGCTCGCCGAAGACACCCAGCATGTGGCCGAACGCTTCGAGGCGCTGCCCTCCTCGACCAAACACCTGATCGAGCTGTTCGCCGGCGTCGTCGCCGTGGCGGGCCCGGTCGCTTCGATGATGTCCAAGCTCGCCGGCGCCGCGCTGCTGATCGAGAAGCTGAAAACGCACGGGAGCGGTGGCGCGGGCTCGCCGGTCGGCGGCGGCACTGGTGGCGTGCCCGACGTGCTCAGCTCGATCCAAGGCTTCAACGGCCCGGAGGCGCCGGGCTCGAAGATCAACCCGATCGCGGTCATGGTGATGGACCCGAGCGGCGCCACGCCGCTCGGCGCGCCAGGAAGTGCGGCGAAGACGGCCGAGAAGGACGCGCTGAAGACGGCCGGAGGCGACGCCGTCCCGCTCGCCGAGGGCGCCGCCGGCGCCGGCGCGATCAGCCTGGCCTCGAAAGCGCGCGAGCTGCTCGGCCGCGGGCTGAAGGGCGGCATGATCGCGCTCGGCGGTAACGCGGTCGCCAACATCGCCGGCACCGTCGTGGGCGGCAAGACGGGTCACGCGATCTCGACGATCGGTGGCGACGCTGCGACCGGCGCAGGCGTCGGCTCGCTGATCGGGCCGGAGGGCACCCTCGCCGGTGCTGCCGTCGGCGCGCTCGTCGGTGGGATCAAAGTCGCCACGGAAAAGCCGAGCTTCGGCCAGCAGATCGCCGAACACCTGGGCAAGGGCATGACGCCGGCGGCACAGAAAGCGATCAAGGACTCCTTCGACGCGCAGCACAACTACGAACAGCAGCGCCGCGGCGGCGCCACGTCGACCGGCGCCGGCGGCCGCGGCCGCGGCCCGATGGTGAAACCGCGCGTGACGATCTCCAACGCCGAGGCCTACGCCGGCGGCTCGGCGATCGCCGCCTCGATCGAGCACAAGGCCGCGGGATTCAAGGTGCCCGACCTGAAGAAGATCACCGGCGAAATGGACAAGCTGCTCGGCGAGGTCCCGGCGCGCTCGCGCAGCGCCGGGATCAAGTCGATCGTCGCCTGGACCGCCGGGATGGAATCGCAGGGCAAGCTGCCCAAAGGCGCAACGGAAAACATGATCGCGAACATCGAGAAGAAGTGGCCGGAGTACGCCAGCTACCTGCGGCGCGTCGGCATGTCGAGCACGAAGGAACTCGCCAAGACGATCGAAAACAAGGAAGTGACCGAAGCCGCGAAAAAAACCGTCGAAGAAGCGAGCCACACCTTCCAGGGCCTCGGCCCGCTACTCGCCAAAGACGGGGGCACCGTGCAGGGCGCGTGGCACACCACGCTCGCCTACCTGGAGAAAGAGACCCGCAGCAAGATGCCCGCCGTGCGCCAGGCCGCCGAACACGAGCTCGACGCGATGAAGAAGAACACCAAAGGCCTCATGAGCGCGTGGACGACCGAACTCGCTCAGCACTTCCAGCAGGCCGGCCTGAAGGGCGCCACCGAATACGGCAAGGGGATGACCGCCCTGGTCGCCTCGATCCGCTCCGCGATGCACCACGGCCTGGTCTCCACCGAAGAAGGCGACACGCTCATCACGCGCGCCATGACGAAGGAGCTGGTGACGCTCGCCGGCTCGACCGCCAGCGCGGCCGCGTCGGGTATCCACAACCTGTTCGCCACCGGCGGGCGCGTGCCGGGCGCGGGGCTGTTCGACACGGTGCCCGTGCTCGGGCGCCACGGCGGCGTGCGCGGGGTCGTGGCGCCCGGCGAGCTGCTTGTCGCCAACCGTCACACCGAGGCGCGTATCGACACGATGCTCGCGCCCTACGGCACGAGCCTCGGCCACGAGGTCACCGGCGAGACGCGGCCGCACTCGGCGCCCATGTATGCGACCGGCGGCAAGCTCTCCCATTACGATCGCCTGGTCGGTGCGATCAACCGCGTCAGCTCGGCCAACATGCCCTACCGGCTCGGCGGCGGTCACGAGCAGCCCGCGCACTTCGAGCCCTTCGACTGCTCGGGCTTCGTTTCCTACGCCGTGCAGCAGGCCGGCTACAAGGTGCCCACGACGACCTCCGGCAACATGGGCGGCTGGGGCTTCCCGAGCGGGCCCGGCCAGGTCACGATCTTCTACAACCCCACCCACACCTTCATGCGGGTGGGCGAGGCCTACGCCGGCACGAGCGGCTTTGCACGCTCGAAGGACAACGGCGGCGCGGGATGGTTCGACCAGACTCCCGACTCAAGCTACCTGGCGCACTTCAACCAGATCCACTTGCCAGATCCGGGGGCCGACACGACCGGCATCGGCTTCGACTCGCTGAAGGTCCCGCCGTGGAAGGGGCCTGGCGGCCTGCTCGGCAAGGCTGGCCGCGCGGCGCTTCGCAAAGCGACCGCCGCGGCCAACAGGCGCCTCGCCCGCGCGGCCGCGGCTGGGATGGGCGGCGCCGGCGGCACGGGTCAGCCGCTGAAGGATGGCGCGATCGTCACCGCCTCCGAATTCGGCGGCCACAACGACCCGAGCGCCTTCCAGCACTCGACGGCCTCCGGCGCGATCGCCAACGACTCGCTGATGGGCTTCGCCGAGCTCTCCAACCCGCCGGGCTCGCTCAACTTCTCCGCGCTCGGGGGCCTGCCGATGGGCACGCGGATCAAGGTCGGCTACAACGGCCGCACGATCGAAGTCCCGAAGGTCGACGTGGGCGCCGGCGGCTCCGGCCTCGACGGCCACGTGCGCGCGATCGACTTGACCTACGGCGCTGCGCGCGCGCTGGGTGCTCCGGGCCTTGAGAACGTCTCCTGGGCCAAAGCTGCACTCGGAGCTCGCTTCGCCGGCGCCTTCGCCAAGGGCGGCTCTGTGACGGCCAATCAGCCGACGCTGGCGCTGTTCGGCGAGAACGGGCCCGAGACCGCGCACTTCGTCCCGCACGCTGCCACGAGCGGGGAAATCGGCGAAGGCATCATCGAAGAAGCGCCGGGCAAACCTGAAAAAGCGACGGAAGCCTACAACCCGCAGACCGACACGATCGAAACGCACACGGCCGCTCAGTGGCGCCGTATCCGCGCGCAGAACGCGAAGGCCGCGCACGACAAGGCCAAACGCCACGGCGGCGCGCACATCGACCCGGTCACGCTCGGCGGGATCTCGGCAGGCACGATCAGCGACAGCAAGTTCGCCGGCTCGATCGACATCGAGAAGGACGCCGGCAAGCTGAGCGCTGCGCTGTGGAAGAAGGTCATCGCCGCGATCAGCAAAGTGATCGGCGAGAGCGACGCCGGCGCTGGCGTCGCCACACGCCTCGCCGGCGCGGCCGCGCGCGAGGCCCAGCGCCAGCACGGCACGCACACGCACGACCTGGCGAAAGCCTCGATCACGGCCGCCGGCAAAACGGTGATGGCCGTGCTGAAAAAGGCCCCCGAAGAACAGGCCGGTGCGGCCGGCAACGAAGCGCTCGGGCAGCTCCAGAAGCTGATCCACGACGCGAAGATCAGCAACAACAAGCTGTTGGTCTCCGGCCTGCGCAAGGACGTGGAAACGACGCTCAAAACGACCGGATCGCGGTTTCTGAAGCTGAGCGAAGCCGTGCCACCCGGCCAGGCGGGCACGGCCGCCGCGCAGGCGCTGAGCAAACTCTCGGGGCTGATCGGCAAAGCCAACCAGCAGGGGCTACACGCGATCGAGCTGTCGCTGGAGAAGTCCGCGCAGAAGGCGATCGCCAACTGGAGCGGCGCGATCCAGAGCACGCTCTCGAAAGCGACGAGCGGCGCACAGGTGCGCGCGAACCTGCGCGTCAACCTGGCAAACCAGCGGCTGCTCAACATCAACCCCGCGGCCAAACTCGGCAGCGCGACCGCCGATCCCAAACTCGCCCAGGAGCAGGCCGCAGCCGCGGCCGCGGCGATCGCGGAAATGGGGAAGGAGGCGCACCGCCTCAACGACCTGATTAAGAAAACCGAAGCGCGCGAACAGGCCCTGCTGCGCAAGGCCTCCCGCGCTCACAGCAAGCACGCCAAAGATCGCCTGCACAAAATGGCAAAGCAGGTGCGCGACGAGGCCCAGGAATTGAAGGCCCAGCTCGAAGAAGTCGCGATCAGCCAAGCCGAAGCCCAGTCGAACGCCGCACAGGCCGACATCGAATACAAACAGGCCGTCGCCGAAGCGCTCAAGCAGGAAGAAGAAGCGCGCGAAGACGCCGCGAACAAACTCAAAGAAACGCTGCTCAACACCATCCAGGCGGCGACCGAAGGCTACGAACACATCAGCTCGCACTTGCAGTCGGTCGCCAGCCTGGCCGAAGGCAAGTTGCACCGCGAAGGCAAGGACTTCTCCGGGCTCGAAGAAAAAAAGAGTGAACAGGAAGGCGTACTCAACCCCGAACAGATCGCCCAGGCGCAGAGCGATCTCGCCGCCTTCACCGCGGCGCGCCAGCAGCAGATCGCCAGCGACCAGGCGCAGATGGCCTACGACCAGAGCCAGCTCGGCGGGCTGTCGGGCCCCGACCGCACCAACATGGAAAATGCGATCGACGGGTTGGCCGGCGCGATTAACGATCTCGAAAGCGAAATCTACGACCAAACCAAAGCGACGAAGAAGCTGACCGAAGCGACGGAAGCGCAAACGAAAGCCTACGGCGGCACCGTCGGATTCGAGTTCCAAGGCCAGCAGTACATCGCCGGCGGGCAGTCCTCCAACAGCGGCGCGAACATCATGACGGGGGTCTGAAATGCTCACGCTCTACCGGCTCTCACTCGGCGATCCGCTGGCCTTCAGCGAGCAGGTCGGAGATCCCGTGACCAACCAGGGTGGCGCGCCGGTGCCGGCGACGCGCGCCGCGCTGAAGCCGAGCATAAGTCTCTCCACGCTCCAGTCGACCGTGACCTCGGAATCGGTCGAACAGCGGCTGCGCTTGCGTCGCCAGCTCCGCTCGCTTCTCAACAACACGCCCTTCAAGCTCTGCGCCTACTACCTGGCCCTGGGCGAAGACATCGAGAACTCGGGCTGGTACATGCCCGACCAGGCCTCATTCACGGATCTCGCCGGCCAGAGCGAGGCCCTCGCGACCGGCATCTTCAAGGTCGAGGGCGTCGCCTTTGTGCTCGCCGGCAAGCGCCGCACGCACCGGCGCGCGATGGCCTGCTCGATCAAGGACCTGCGCGGCGGCCTATGGCCGCGCGACTACCGCCGCGTGATCTTCAGCACCAACTTCTCGGTGATGACGGCGCTGTCGCTCACCTACCTGCCCCCCTCGATCGAAGACGTGCTCTCCACGGGCGCGGTCACATCGCCCTTGACCTCGACCGTCAGCGGCGGCGCCGACGGCTCGTTTGTGACCCTCGTACAGGGCGTGCAGGATCTCTCGCGGATCTCCTACGAGCAGAGCGAGGCCAACCGCAACAAGGGCCAGGTGGTCGCCTACGACCGCCGCGGGCAGATGACCGGGCCGACGACCGGGCCCGGCACGGCCTGGGAGGAGTTCTACGGTCCCGACTACCCGTATTCGTGGCTCAACACCGGCGGCACGATGGACTGCCCCGTGCTCGAAAACGGGCGCTGTCGCGTGCGCTGGGACCCCACGCACCAGTCCGGTTGGATCGTCGACTTCTGGACCGGCGCGGCCTGGGAAGAACAAGGCAAGATGACCGTGGCGCACATGCTCGGCGAAAGCGAAGTGCCCGACCAGGAACTCTACTCAGCGTCGCTGGTCGAATACAGCGAGACGCGCGCGGTCATTCAAGCTGTGGTGAAAACCGGGATCTCCGGCCGCGATGAAATCTTCATCACCGTGCAGCAAGGCTGGGCGGGTCCACGCTTCGAGGTCTACGCCGGTAACGAACCGAACGGCGAAAAGGGCGCCGCTGCGCTCGCCTGGACGGTGGCCGGGCCCGACGCCGACGCCTCGGCCTACAAGCAGGACGCGGCCGCCGCGGTGGTCTCGACCGCGATGGGCACCGGCCACACCGGGCAGTTCGCAGAAGCGACGCTCGGGGCTGCGACCTTCACTGGCGAGAACTGGGTGATCCTCAACCGCTGGGGAGCTGCGCGGAGCGTCACCTTCTCTGTCGTGCAGGCCTCGCTGAAGGCGATCCTGAGCAGCGATACCGAAGCCTACGGCGTGCCACGCAACTCGGTCGCCTTCCGCGGCCCCGAAGCATCCGGCTACGTCTCGGTCGCGCTCGGCTTTCTCCCGCTGGGCACCGCGCAGGCGCTGGAGGCCGAGTCGATGACGCTCGGCACCGGCACGGCGAGCACGGTCGACACAGCGGCGTCGAACAAAAACTCGGCGACGGCCACGCGCACGACGGATGCCAACGCGCACGTCACGCAGGCCGCGTGGCCCGTCGGACCGATCGGCAAGTTCCGCATCTTCGCTCGCGTGAAGTCGAGCGTCCTAGCCTCGAAAGTCAAAATCTACGCCAAGAGCGGCGCCACGACCGGCGTCACGCAAGTCGTGTCGAGCGAAGCCTACACGTGGGTCGAGCTCGGCGAACTTGCCAGCGGCAGCTCACTGGAAATCCACGCCTGGCTCTCGGCCGCCGGCACGCTCAGCGTCGACCGGATCGAGATTTTCCAGCTCGAAGATCGTGAACTGGGCCGGTACGAAGGCGTGCGCGATCGTGGTCAGTATGCGCTGATGGACTCGCGCACGACGCCCACGATCGTCACGCGCTCGGTCTAATGGCGATCGCCAAAGTCCAGGAAAAAGGCTACTCGCCGCCGAGCGTCGCGGAATTCCTCACGAGCGGCATGGCGAACTTCACGGTGGGCAACACCGTGATCGTCAACTTCGCCGGCAGCCGGGGCGCGAACATCAGCACGATCAGCGGCGGGGGCGTGGCCGAATGGAAAAAAGCGGTCGTCGCCAACAACTCAGAAAAACCGGAAGACAGCGCCGAGCTCTGGTACGGCCGCGTGACGAGCGCCGGCGCCAACGTGCTCACGGTCACCTTCGACCAGGCCACCACCGCCTTCGACCCGCTCGTCGTCTCGGAGTGGTCGGGCGTCGGCGCGCTCGACAAAACGAGCACCAACAGCGGCAAATCCGCCACGATGGCGACGACCAAAGCGAAACCGGCGACGAGCGGCAACCTGTTCATCTGCATCGGGCGCATTCTCGAAGAATCGAAATCGGGAGGCCCTTCGGGCGGGTGGACGGAAATGTCCGCGGCCGGGCACACCGGCAACGCCTCGGCCTTCGTCATCGCCGCCGCCGCCGGCGAAGAAGCGACGAGCTGGACGATCACCAGCGACTTCTGGGCGATGGCGATGGCGACCTTCTCCCCGGAAGCCACGACCGGCACGATGGCCGGCAGCGCCAAAGCCAAATTCGGGACCGCGGCCGCGCTCTCGGGCCAGGGCAAGCTCGCCGGCGTCGCCAAAGCGAAAACGACGGCCAAAGGGACTCTGAAAGGTGAAGAAGCGGCGCCGCCCTCACCCCCGACGATCGAGACCCGCTACCGCCAGCAAGAGACCCTTCAGCCGGGTCGCTACATGCTGCGGCACATCGCGCCCAAGCAGGAACAGGAAGGCGAACCGGGCGTAATCAACCCTCTGGGCGAAGGCCTGCCCGTACTGTCGAAGACGCTCTACGCGAACCCGCTGCCGATCTCTCGACTGCCCGACTCGCCGGACTTCCACGAGGGCAGCTACACGCTGCGCCTGCTCGACTCGGGCGAATTCACGCTGACGTTCCCCAACCGCGACGCCTCCGACGGTCAACCCTGGCGCTCGCGCTTCAGCGCGCGCGGGCACACCGAGTACCTGGAGATCAGCCGCGAGGGCGAGATCGAGACGATCGGCTGCATCCTGAAGGTCACGCGCGATCGGCAGAAGATCATGGTGACGGGGTACGACGGCGTGTTCCTGCTGCGCAAGGCCTACGAGCAGGAATGGACGGGCGTGATCGCACCGCGCGACATGATCGAACGCTACTCGACGCTCTGGGTCCGCTCGCTCTTTACCGAATTCCCGGCCGGCACCACGCCGACAGGCCAGGGCGTATCCACCAACGCTATACACACCGGCACCGGCACCGCCACGGTGGCGACGGGGACGAATGGCGGTCTGCTCGCGAAATTCAGCGGCACCAACCGCACGACCAATCGCGGCTTCGTCGCCTTCAGCAATAAAAACCTGTTCACGGTCGCGACCAACGAAGCGTGGAAAGTCGTGTTGCCCTTCAACGTGCTCAAAAGCGTGGGCGGCTGGACCCTCAACGTCAAGTTGAGCGCGGCCTCGGGCAACAATGCGCTGGAGGCGGACTTCACGACGAACGGCCTGTCCGGCGTGGCGAGCTACTTCCGCACCGGCGGCGGCACGACCTTCGGATACATCACCCCAGAAAAAACGCCGGCGGTTGGCTTTCACACGCTGACGATGGAATGCGACGGCCGCTGGGTCTTCTACTACATCGACGGCGAACTCCTGGCAGTTCGCCCGGCCGAGGTCGTCGGCACCGGCGAAGTCGAACTCGCGGTCGTACTCGAAACCGAGGAAGCGATCACGACCGAAGCCGAAGTGCTCTTTACGCGCTTCGGGTTTGCTCAGCGCCAGCCGTTCCTCATGCGCGGCTCCGAAAAGGGCGACTACGTGCTGCCCGGCACGGCGGCGACCTACCCGGTCGGCGGCCTTCACGGTCGCTACGTCGTGCAGGGTGCGACGACCGGCACCGGCAACTGGTGGGACATCGTCCTCGCGCCCGATCCGCGTCGAGCGGGCTTCCCTGAATTCATCCAGGACCAGCAACCCGAACTCACTGGCTCTCAGCAGCCGGCGGGGGTCCCGGAAACGTATTGGGCTGCGCGTTGGTTCGGCGCGATCTACCTCCCCTTGTCGAAAGGCAATCTAACCGTCACCGTGGGCGTGGGCACGAATGCAGGCTGTCGATTGTGGATCGGCAAGACGCAATACGGGCAACAGCTCGTCGACCAGTGGGCGGTGAACGCCAGCCAGAACTTCTCCGCGACCGTCAACGCCGCGTCGCTTGGCGGGGCGGACGGCTGGTATCCGATCATCCTGGAGTTTTTCCGCTCGTCTCCCGACACGTCGGGAACGTGCAGCTTGAAGTTTTCGCCGGCGGCGACCTATACCGATCCGGGCGGCAAAGCCATTACGACGACGGCCGAACAGATCGTGCCTTCCACGTCGCTCTCGCCGCTCGGCTGCGTCGACGCGCGCGTGCAGGGCAGCTCGCACTTCGACCTCGTCACAGAAACCGCGCGCAACTATGGCTACCAGCTCCGCGCGGAGGCGCGGCAGTTGGAGTCGGGGGAATTCCCCTGCGCGATCATCCCGAAGGCGCGGGTGGGGATCGAAACCGACGAGATCATCGAGACCGACGATCGCGACCAGCGCTCGGGCATGAACGGCTGGTCGGTCACCGAGGATGCGACCGACAGCGTCTCCTCGCTCAAAGCCTTCGGCTCGGGCATCGCCGACGGCAAGGGTTCACAGATCGCGTTCGAGGCGATCTCGGCCCAGGAGGTCACACAGGACCTGTTCGACCTCCAGGGGTGGGTTAACGCCGGCGACATCGCATTCCCCGCGCTCCTGGCGGCGCGCGCCGAAGCCGAGCGCGAACTGCGCTCCGGCGTTTGGCAGAACATCGAAGGCGAACCGACCGCACGCGATCGCCTCGCCGACACCTTCCCGCTCACCGGCGTGCTCAACCAGTTCCGCTGGCGACCGGGCGACGGCGCGCGGCTATGGCTGCCGGAGGGCAGCGTGCGCGACACGGCCACGCGCCAGCTCCTCCAGGTCACGCGCAACTTCAACTCCGAAGGTCGCTCTAGCACTGCGGTCGGCTTCCGAGCTCGCCCGAAGGACCCGACCGCCGCACTGCGCTCGGCGCTGCGCGAAGCCACGCGATCGCCGCGCGCCTACCAGCGCAACTACACCTCGCGCATGGGCACCTTCATCCAGACGATCCCGCTCGGGATCGGTGCGGTCAGTTCCCCCTCGATGTGCACGCTGCTCGGCAATGAGGAGCTCGTGGACGCGCGCGTGTTTATCTCGCTCAACGTGAGCGGCAAGGCGGTCAAACTGAAGATCAACGGCACCGACCGCACGACTGCGCTCGGCGGGCCCTGGACGGGTCCCGCGGTGATCGACGTGCGTGAATTCGCCACACCTGAAAACTCGGCGGCGGGCCAACGCATCTGGGCGACGATCGTCGGCGCGAGCGAATCCAACGCCGAGGTCGACTTCCAGCTCGTCTTGACGCTGCTGGTCTAGGGTCTACGATCCGCGCGGTCTCGACCATGCGACGAACTTTCCCCGACAACCGCTATCTCTCGATCTCGTGAATGGGCCGACTTCGAGCACTGTGGCGCAACGCCCAGCAGGAGTGGCCCCGCTGGGCGCAGGTCGGGGGCTTCCTGCTCGGGACCTGGCAGGTCCTCGAATGGAAGCTCGCCGGCGCCGAACCGAACGCCGGCGTGATGGGCTTCGCCGCATCCCTCCTGCTTTTCCAACGCGCACGCTCCAAGCGACGGCGGGACGCCGACGAGTGAAGCTCGTGCGCGACCACTACCCGTGGGTCTTCGTGGCTGTGAGCGCCGGCGTGGCGATCGCGCAGTGGGTCGGGGTCTTCCATGTCTAGGAAGACGCTGAAGCGAGTCGTGCGTGTGCTCGATGCCCTCGGTCCCTACCTGGCGATCGCCTTCGTGGCGATCGGCTTCAAGGTGCTGCACAACCAGGGCCAGGTGATCCACCGCCAGCAGGTGCAGCTCAAAGAACAGCAGGTGCAGCTCCGGGCGCAGGTGCATAACGAAGCGGTCAGCCGCAGCGAACAGACGGCGGCCACCATCAACGCACGGCTGACCAACTGCGAAAGCGGCAACCGCCTCCGAGAGGGGCTGCGCGAAAACGTCGAACAGGGGCAAAAGAACTTCCCCCTGTTCCTCGAATTGCTACCCCAGTTCGACACCCCGAAGATCCTCGCGATCAACCAGGAGTCCGTCGACCGACAGCTCCGCGCATTTGCGCCGCTCGACTGCCGCGCCTACGCGGTCGAAATCCTGCCGGGTCACTGACTGGGTCTCGCGTCCGAGCGACGCAACAGAATCTCTCTCGATCCCTATAGCTAGGAGGAACACCATGCTGCGATATCTGTTGAGCCTGCTGGTGCCCGTGCGCTTCCGATCGGTCTACGCCGAAGGCGTGCACAGCGCCGACGTGCAGGCCGGGGGCCACGGCAATCACTTCCGCGACGACGACCACGCCGACCTCGTGACGGTGCGATGGTGGCAGTGGCGCGGGCGCACGTGGAGCAAGCGCACGCTGAGCACCTGCATCGCGCGCGGCGGCGCTCTGGCGCTGCTCTGCCTGGCGCTGCTGCCGAGCTTCGCTCTGGCGGCCGCGCACGGCGTCGGCTTCGTGCCGAGCGTGCAGACCTGGGCGCTGATCCTCGGTGCCGTGACGCCGCTGTTCACCTACGTGCTCAACCACTACGCCCCGTGGATCTCCGAAGCCGCCAAGGCGATCGCGCTCGCGGTCGTCTCGGGTGTCGTCGGCGCCGTGTGGGCAGCAATCGAAACGCATGTGTTCGGCTGGAACGACGCCACTGTGCAGCTCGTACTGACGGCCATCCTCGGCGCCTTCGGAGCGCACGCGCTGGTCTTCAAGCCTGCCGGGATCAACAAGATCCTCAAAGGTGGCACGAACGCGAGCCCAGCCGCGAGCGGTCCTTCCGGTCGCGACCGCCTCGGCAACTAGCCTCCAGCGGTCTCCATCCCTCCGGCGTTCGAGCCCGCCGCGCCCTCATAGATCGGGGGCGCCGGCGGGCTCGCCGCTTTGGTCGGGTGCTCGCTGCTCGCAGGCGACGAACGTCACCGGCCTGCCGGCCGCGGCGTCGTAGAGGCGCCCGAAGCGATCGCGCACCCAGCTCAGCGCGCGCGGATCGACGCCGACGAACCACACGCCGCCCAGGCGGGCGTGCGGGTGAATGCGCCCGGAGCCGCTCGGGGCGAGCCAGATCCGGTAGGCCGAGTCCTCGACCATCTGGCGGATCTCCTCGTCTACGGGCGCCCACGCATCCAGGAGGGCCTCCGTGGGCGAGTCGCTGTGTTCACCCGCCGCTGGCGCCACAGCGGGCTCTGGCGCATCTGTGGCGCCCTGTTCCTCGGCCCTCGCCATGCGCTCGGTCATCCCGTGCTCCGCTACGTCGAGTTCGAGGCCTCGAAGCCATCGGCCATGCCACGCCGGCTGTGCGCCTGGCCGGCGGAAGTTGAAGTGCAGACCACCCTCCACGTCATCCGGCTCGATCGCACCGCTCGCGCGCAACCACAGGTGTGATCCTGTAGCTGGCTGTCTTGTAGTTCATCGGGTCGGGTCGGGTCGGGTGTCTTGATCCGAGCCGGGTCTAGTTCTAGCTCCGATCTGACTCCGACTTGAATCCGGGGGAGGAGGAGGCGCCATCAGCTCCAGCTCGCAGTCATCGAGCGCCTTGCCGCCCTTGGTCGAATGGCAGCCGCGACAGGAGACGACGACGTTGCCGAGGTTGTTGCCGGCGCCTGGGATCAGGTGGTCGTAGGTGCCCCCGGTCGAGCCGCGGCGATCGGTCCAGTTCACCTGCACGGCGCAGAAGCGGCACAGGTCGCGGTCGCGCCGGCGGATCGCCTCGATCAACGAGCGGTCCTTGTGCAGCGCGCGCATTTCGAGCGCGTACTCGCGCTTGCCCTGCACTTCGGCGCGCGAGGGGTTGTAGACTAGGAAGTCGTGGATCTCCCAGCCGCCGGCGTTGGCCGTCCACAGCTCGGCGTCGACCAGCTCCTTCGGGTCAGCGCCGCGGCGCTCGATCCACCAGGTCGGGACTTGCCCGTCGGTTAGCTGCTGCCCGCAGAAGCACAGAGCTGTGATGTGCAGACGGAATGCACGGTCGCTTAGCGGACCAACCTTCAGGTTGTCCGGCATCCCATCGTCGAGCTTGACCCACACCCTGCGCGCGACCCCCTTCTAAGTGACCCAGCCACGTGACCTTCGTCGGCGAAGCTACGTCTCCTCTCGGACAGAAGGAGTGCGGGCCACCGGATCTCTCCGGCGGCCCGCGACGCGCTGGGTCGAGCACGCGGGCCGGAAGCTAGTAAGTGGCCCGGACAGCGAAACGGCCCCAGTGCGCACCGGGGCCGTTTCTCCGAAGGAGTCCGCCGACACCACTGACGGCAGAACCCACATGCAGAAGGATAGCTACCCCGGTCGGCGAAAAGATGCCGCTACCCAGCGCGCCGTTCGCGCGACTCCCGGCGCCAGTAAGCACGCATCGCATCCCGGCAGCGCTCGCACCGACATCCGCGCTGGTAACCGCGCGGCGTTCCGTGCTTGATCGGGAAGTGCAGCAGCCGGTGATGAAACGAGCACAGCCACCGCACGACGAGCGGCTGCGAGTAGTCGTCGTGGTGGGCTTCGACCGTGCTCGTGCAACGTCCGTTGCCAGCTTCCTCGCACGGGCCCTTCGTCAATCGGCTGTCGCGGACCGCGTTGGTTACAGCGCGACGAGCACGTTCGCGTTGCAGGGAGTCGGGCACGGTTCGCGAAGTTTATCGGCGATGGCTGGTATTCTCGGCCAACACCACACCACCGAAGGAGTCCACCATGCAGACTGCACCACCGACGACGCTCGGACATTCGATGCCCGAGCGTCAACGCAACATCGAGCACCTGCGCTCCGAGCTCGGCCTCTCGCTCGCCGCGATCGCCAAGCGCTACGGCGTCTCGCGCACGACGATCGCCAACTGGCGGCGCGGTCGCTCGCGCACGAGCTACACCTGCTGGGACTGTGGCAACCCGATGATCCGCCAGGCGATACGGTGCGGCATGTGCATCGAGGAAGCCGAGCAGCAGACGCAGGACTCGACGGCGGTGGCGGCATGAAGGCGCCCGTCAACGTCAAGCTCGGCGCGCGGGTCAGCTCGCGCGGGATCTCGGACTTCTGCGCCGCGATGGAGCACCTGCGCCAGGCAGCCGACTCGACCGGCGAGAGCGTGCGCAAGCTCGTCGACGCCGTCTACTGGGAGACCTTCCGCGAAGGCCTGCACCGGCGCACAATGACCCGCCTGCGCGGTGCGTCATGAGCGCGCCGAAGCTGGGCGCGAGCATGGCCGATGTCCAGGAGGGCCTTACCGCGATCGCGCGCACGCAGGGTCGCGGCCTCGCTGACCTGGGAGAGCACCTGCGCAGGCAGCACGAGGCGCTCCAGCGATCCGGCACGGCGGTGCGTCTCCCGCAGAGGCTCACGAGCGTCGAGAGCTGGGAGCGCGAGTGCGCTCGCTCGCTGGCGCAGAGTCGCGAGCGACGCGAGAGCCCGCACCCGTTCCCGTTGATGCGTGTCGGCGTGATCCTCGGCATCCTGCTCGCCGTCGTGTTCTGCTGGCTGTTCGCCATGTTCCTCGGCGCGGCCGACGCGGCGCCGCGTCTGTCGAGCGCAGGCGCTCGCTCGGCGGCGCTCAGCTACGAACGCGCCTACTGGGCCAAGCAGGCACCGGGCGCGAGCGTGCGACTGGTCGGCTGCCGCCGGCGCTCGGCGGTGCGTGTGCGCTGCACGGTCGAAGCGGTCGTGCAGGAAACGCCGACGCGCGTGACGAGGATCGAGACGCACGAGCGCGTCACGCTCGAACGCGACGGCATCGTGCGCGTTCACCCGAGCGCCGACGGTCTGTTCGCGACCGAAGAAACGCTCTCCTGAGCGGCTCGGCACGTGTCCGACCGGCGCCCGATATAAAACCAGCCAGGATGAAGCGAGGGCGACCACGGGTCCACGACACGCCGGTTAAGCTGGCGGTGCGTGTGCGGCCCGAGCTGTTCCGACGCATGGATCAGCAGGTCGCATCCGAAGGAGAGCAGGCCACGCAACGAGCATTCGTCGAGCGCGCGCTGGCACGTGAGCTCGACGATCCACAGCCACCCGAAGGAGCCACCCGTGACACCACCAGCAGCAGACGCCCCAACCGCAGGAGAGCAGCCGCGCGCTGAGGAGCCCGAGGAGGTCGTCGACGCCGACGTGGTCGACGAGCCCGCGGAGGACGCCGGCGCCGAGCTGGTCGTCCGTGAGTCCCAGGCCGCGCTGACCAGCGCGAGGATCATCCAAGGCGAGACGCCGGGCGAGGTCATCGAGAAGGCGACGCAGATCGCCAACGCGATGAAGCACCTGGTCGAGGCGCAGGGCTTTGCCGTCGACGTGGGCGGGCGCAAGCCGCACCTGGAAATCGGCGCATGGCAGGCGCTCGGCGTGCTGCTCGGCGCGCTCGGCGGCGAGGCCCTGCACGCCGAGGTTGTCTACAGCCGCCCGCTCCCGGAGAAGACCGTCTACCACGTCCACGAGATCAAAAAGAAGTGGGGCGGTCCGAAGGGTCAGCGCCAGGTGGTCGAGACGACGGAGCTCGACTACGACGTGGAAGGCTACGACTGGGAGGCCGAGGTCGAGGTCAAGACGGCGGCGGGCGTCGTCGTCGGCCGCGAGGAGGGCATGGTCTCGCGCACCGAATCCTCCTGGGCGAAGAAGCCCGACCCGGCGCTGAAGTCGATGGCCTCGACGCGCGCGGCCTCGCGTGCCTACCGCGCCTCGCTCGGCTGGGTGGTGGCGATCGCGGGCTACAACCCGACGCCGGCCGAGGAGATGCCGGTGCCGCCGGCGGCGAAAGTGCTGCCCTTCGGAATGGCGGCGCCGGACCCGCAGCTCGCGACATCGCGCCAGGCGATCGCCTACCTGCTGGACCCGGTCGGTGGGAGCGTCAAGCCGGGCGACGAGCCCGTGCAGTTCGCGCTCGACGAGATCGCGAAGATCACCGAGAAGGCCGCCAACGAGGCGGGCTTCGCGAAATACCTGCCTGCGGTCGCGCTCGGCGCCGTCGTGCGCGTCGCACGGGCAGCGAAGAATCGGCGGCCGCCGGGTGCGTCAGACGGCGCGGCGCCAGCGCAGCAGGCGCCAGCGCACGCCACGCCGACGGCCGAGCCGGGGGTCGGCGACCCCGCCGGCGAGACCGAGGAGGATAAACGCGAGCGCGAGGCGGCCGAACGGATCGCCGACGAGGCGTAGACGGAGGGCGACTTCACATGAGTGCTGACATCACTTCCCCAACCGAGGAGCGCAACCTCCCCGACCCGCGTACCGGCGAGGCGGTCGACATCCTGCGCGCGCCCACCGAGCAGCTCGCCGACATGCTGCTCGGCGCCGGCGAGGTTCGCTCGAAACTGGGCGATATCGAAAAGGCGCTTAGCGAGGAGCTCGTCTCGCGCATGGACCGCGACGCCACCTGGACGTGGCACGGCGCCGGGATGACGGTCTCGGCACAGTCGCCGACCGCGGGCACCGAGGAGTACCCGCCCGACGCATTGGAGACGGCGCTGCGCGAGCTCGTCGACGCCGGCGCGATCAGCTCCGCGGCCGCAGCCAAGGCTCTCCAGCGGCGCGTCACCGTCGTGCTGGACGTGCCCTGGTCCGCGCAGCACATCGAGCTCGCGACGCTCCTGAAGGAGGCGCCCACGATCACCCTCGGCGGCGTGCAGGTTGAGCTCGTCTCCTGCGAGCCGAGCGCCAAGGTGATGAAGCGGGGCGTCACGGACTTGCGCAAGGTGTCGGGAACGGTCGAGGTCCTCGACGGCGTGAAGATCATCAAAGACGTGGGCGCTCGGCGAGCGAAGGTCGAGAGGATCAAGACGACCGAGTGAAGCGCGGCGAGCCGCTCAAGCGTAGCGGCGCGCTGGAGCGCCGAGCACTGCCCAAGCGCCGCTCGCAGAAGCGCCCGCTGGCAGTCTCCGACCGGATCAAGTCCGAGGGCTGGCACGCCGGCGTCGAGGGCCACCTGTGCGCGGTCTGCGGACGCCGGCGTGCGGAGGCCGGCCACCACATCATCCGGGTCCAGACCCTGCGCAAAGAGGCGCTCTCGCGCGGCTTTGACTTCGAGCGCGTGCGCTGGGACGTGCGCAACCGGCTGGCCGTCTGCGGCGAGTGTCACGAGCGCCACCACAAAGCGAGTCGGCGCATCCCGCTCGCCCTGCTGCGCCGCAAGGCGCCCAAGGTCTTCCAGTTCGCTCGCGAGCTGGGGCTCGCCCACGTGCTCCAACGAGACTACGCCCCGTGACGCGCGCGGTCGTGGATCTATTTGCCGGGCCCGGCGGTTGGGATATCGCTGCCGCCGAGTTCCGACTCGAACCACTGGGCATCGAGTTCGACGACGCTGCTTGTGCGACGCGCAATGTTGCCGGGCTGCGCACCATCCAGGCCGATGTGTCATCGCTCGACCCGCAGGAGTTCGCGCCCGTGTGGGGGCTGATCGCTTCGCCGCCGTGCCAGGCGTTTTCGATGGCTGGGGGGGGGCATGGTCGCCGTGCCTTGGCGGCGTATGAGGAGGCGATCGAACGGTGGCTGGAAGGCAAGCCGCCATCGCGCGAGGAGCTTGACGAGGCTTGCGAGGACGAGCGCGGGCATCTGGTCCTAGAGCCGCTGCGATGGGCACTGGCGCTGCACCCGACGTGGATCGCGCTCGAGCAGGTCGAGCCGGTGCTGCCGCTGTGGGAAGCGATGGCTAAGGGCTTCAGGCGCGCGGGCTATTCGACCTGGACCGGCGTGCTGAGCAGCGAGCAGTACGGGGTCCCGCAGACCCGCAAACGCGCGATCCTGCTCGCTCGGCGTGACGGGAAGGAGGCTCGACGGCCACCGCCGACGCATCAGCGCTACGTCGCGCCGCGGCGGAAAGAGGCACAGGAGGAGTCGCTGTTCGACGCGCCAGAGCCGAAGCGCATCGTCTACAGCGGCGAGGAGGGACTGCTGCCGTGGGTGAGCATGGCCGATGCTCTCGGCTGGGCGCCGCTGGACGAGAGCGGCTTCCCGCGCCTCAACGACGTGGAGGGCGGCGAGGGCGAGTATCGAGAGCGCGACCTACGGCCAGCGACCGAGCCCGCTTTCGCGCTCACGGAGAAGGCTCGCTCATGGACGCGCTTCCGAGCAAACGCGCAGGGCAACGCGACAGAGCGCAGCGTGGATGAGCCCGCGCCTACGATCACCGGCGGTCACGATCACGGCGAGCGCCGATGGCTGCGCGCGGGCACCGGCGAGCACGAGGCCAGTCGTGCGTCAGACGAGCCCGCGCCGACGCTGCGGTTCGGCGCGCGGCTGAACGACGTGTCCTGGACGAGCTACAACAGCCGGGATCAAAAAGACGGGCACACCGGGAAGGCCAACCGGCAGCGCTCCGTAGACGAGCCTGCGCCGACGATCGCCGTCGAGAGCAGGAACGACTCGTGGAACCTTGACGTTGGCGGCTCAGAGCGTGGCGGCAACCGACCACGCGCCGCGAGCGAGCCCGCACCTACGGTCACGGCATCGGCCGCGCAGGTACCCGCGCGCTGGGTGCCAGATGACTCGCGTCCTTCGACAACGGTCAACGGCGACCCTCGAATCAGCGAGCCCGGCCACCACGACAGCGACGTATCGGGCTCCCAGCAGGCGAACGCCGTGCGCGTGTCCGTCGAGGAGGCGGCGGTGCTCCAGTCGTTCCCGCCGAACTACCCCTGGCAGGGCACACGAAGCAAGGTGTTCGAGCAGATCGGCAACGCCATCCCGCCGCTGCTCGCCCTCGCGATCCTACGCGAGGTCTGTCAATCGTAGCCCTGTGCTACGATGTGGGAACACCACACCGAAGGAGCACACCACCACATGAGCACGATCACAGCAGAAAACGGCGTCGAGTACACCGTCGAGCGCCGCGTCGACGGCGACGAGAAGGTCCGCGAGGCTCTGCCCTACGTCTTGCGCGGCAAGCGCGGCGGGGCCTACCAGCTCATGCGCTCGCGCACCAACCGCTCGCACCTGTTCCCGCTGCCGCTGGACGTTGTGCGCGGCTCGGTCGAGAGCGCACGGCGCCTCGGTCGCTTCACCGACCAGGGTGGGCGCCTTCTCACGGTGCGCGAGCACCACCGGCTCAAAGCTGCCGCTGCGCATCGCGCGCGGCTCGCCGAGCACGGCAGCGGCTACGCGACGCTCGCGCAGGCGGCTGAGCGTCAGAGCGAGGTCGCCGCCGAGGACGCGGCGTGGCTCGCCGCGCAGGTAGGTGATCGCTGATGAGTCTCGTGCGCGCCGGTGACGTGCGCGAAGGCGATGTTGTCGAGCTGGCGCGAGGGCCGCGCAAGGTCACGGGCGTCCCGTTCCGAAGCGAGACGAGAATCGAACTCGCCTACGAGGATGCTCGCTACGGCGTCTTCAACGTCGAGACAGAGTTGCGAGTGACGAAAAGGAGGCGCTCCGATGGCTAGACCTCGCGGCTTCGCAACCTGGAACCCCAAGCCAGCGACGATCGACTTCGTCGGTCAGATCAAGACCGTACTCGACGAATACGAGGACTATCTGCCCGTCACCGCGCGCCAGATCTTCTACCGGCTGGTCGGTGAGCACGGCTACGACAAGACCGAGCAGGCCTACGCGCGGCTGTGCGAGACGCTCGTGCGCGCACGCCGCGCTGGGATGATCCCGTTCGCCTCGATCCGCGACGACGGCACGGCCGGCGGCGCCCCGCAGACCTACCCGGACGTAGCCGGCTTCTGGGACTACATCGAGGAGCGCAGCAAGCACTACTCGCGCGATCGTATGTCGACGCAGGACCTGGCGATCGAGCTGTGGTGCGAGGCCGGCGGCATGGTGCCCCAGCTCCAGCGCGTGGCCTACCCGTTCTCGGTTCCGGTTTACTCCACCGGCGGCTTCTCCAGCGTGACGGTCACGCACGAGATCGCGCGCCGCGCGCTCCAGCGCGACGTGCCGACGGTGTTCATGCACTGCGGCGACTACGACCCGTCGGGCGAGTCGATCTTCGACAGCCAGGCTGGCGACGCCCGGATGTTCGTGCGCCAGATCGTCAACGTGGCGACGACGCGCGACGATCCGACCAACGCGATCGCGCTCGGCTCGCACATGGGTCTCGACGAGGACGAAGTGATGCGCATCGTCGAAGGCCACGCCAAGCGCGAACTGATCCCCGTGCGCGTGGCGCTGACCGAGGAGCAGGTCCACGAAAACGACCTGCCGACGGCGCCGCCGAAGCGCTCGGACACGCGCTCGGTGAACTGGGTCGGGCAGACCTGCCAGCTTGAGGCGATGCCGCCCGACCAGCTCGCGAGCACCGTCGACGCGGCGATCGAGGAGCAGATCGACACGCGGCTCTACAACGAGCAGGTCGAGCTGGAGCAGGCCGACGAAGACCGGATCGCCGAAGGCATCGAGAAAGCGAGGGAGGCATGAGCCCGATCGCCGGCGTGCGGCCGAGGCTGATCGAGCGCGACGGGCAGGTCGTCTGGGAGTACGACGACGGCGGCCGCGTGGCGGCCGGCTTCAGGGGTCACGCCGGCGACTGCGCCACGCGCGCGATCGCCATCGCCACCGGCCGCCCGTACCGCGAGGTCTACGACGAGCTGTTCGAGCGCGCCCGCGCGGCGCCCCTCCCGCGCAAACCGAGCGGGCGCAAGCGCAAGACGGCCAGCCCTCGCCACGGCGTCAGCAAGGTGGTCAGCCGCGAATACCTGCTCGATCACGGCTGGTACTGGACGCCGACGATGGGCTTCGGCACCGGCTGTCGCGTTCACCTGCGCCGTGAGGAGCTCCCGGCGCCGAGGCTGATCGCCTCGTGCTCGCGTCACCTGGTCGCCGTGATCGACGGCGTGATCCGCGACACCTACGACCCGTCGCGCGATGGCTCGCGCTGCGTCTACGGGATCTGGACGCCGCGCGATCGCCCGCCGCCGATCATGGTCGACGGCGAGCTGCGCGACTACTCGGTGCTGCCATGAAGCGGGCCACCGACGATCAGGTCCGGCACATGCTGACCTGGGCGAGCAACTTCGGCGATGTCGAGAGCTGGGAGCGCATCAGCCAGCGAGGCGCGAAGTGGCTCGTGCGACTCGCCTTCGACGGTGAGATCAGCACCGAGATTGCAGGCTGGGTCGCCGATATCCGCGCCTTCACCGGCGTGCTGGGACCACGCGCGCTGGACGTGGTGCCCCACGAGCTGGCGCTAACCAACCGCGAGGTCATGCTGCTGTGTTACGGGCTCGCCGTCGGCGGCTGGCGCAAGCAGCCGCGCAGCGAGTACCGGGCCTGTTGGAATCGGGGCGAGAGTCACCCAGATCAGGAGGCCAAACAGCAGCGCCAGCGCGCGCGGATGCACGAGCGCGTGCGCGAACAGCAGGTTGCCCGCGATGAGGCCGACGTTGGCCCGGATCTCGGCGGCGGCCCGATGGAGCTGGGCGCATGAGCTTGACGCCGAGCCAGATCGAAATCGAACACGAGCTAGACCACCTGGTCGGGTTCCGCGTGCGCGTGACGATCGAGGGCAAGCAGAGACTCGGCAGGCTCGGCCGGACCTCGCGCACCGGCTTCCGGCAGTTCACCGTCGACGGGCGCGTGCTCGCTCCGATCACGGGGATCACGCGGATCGAGCAGCGCCAGGAACCGAGCGGCACGCGACCGGCTTACACGCTCTGGTGGCCGCACGGCGAGAGGATGCGCCGCCAGCGGGAAGGGCATGAGCGCCGACTTGCAAAACCGTAGCGCCGCGCTACTATGTAGGCACCACCACAAGCGACCGCGAAGGAGACCCGACACCACATGACGACGAAGGACCGAGACATCCTCGCCTCGGCGATTCGCGCGGGCATCGAAGCCAACCCGCGCGATCGACCGGCGCTCAACCGCCTGGCCGAGCGTGTGGGCAACGCGCTCTATGCCGACAGCGCCGGCCGCTTCGACCGTACGTGCTTCAAGCTCGCGTGCAAACCACCACCGAAGGAGAAGGGATGACCGTCCAGATAGCTCTCAGTCCCGCGTTCCGCGCGGAGGTCGCGCGCGCACTCAACAGCGGCGACGCGGGCAAGATGGCTCGCGTGCTGCGAGAGATCGAGGTCGCCGCCGACACGGCGGTCGCCCAACGTGACAGGCAGGCGGGCGTGGCGGGCGTCGAGCAGTTCGACGCGACGATTCGTGACGAGCAGAGCCACGACGCGCAGCGGCAAGCGGCGGCGCGCACGCACCTGCGCACAGCGACTCGTGCGAGGCGATGACCGTTTCACGTAAAACGCCTGCAAAGCAGCTCAAAGCGTGGCGCACGGAGGCGAAGATGCGCGGCGAAGCGATGGCGCGCGCGCAGGCCTCGTGGACGACCACGGACCCGGTCAAGGCGAAGATCGCGCTGCGCACGCTCGCGCGCAAGAGCGCGACGGAGTCCGAACGCGCGGCGGCGTTGCCGGCGCGGCCGACACTGGAGGGCAACTTCTATCCGGCCTCGCCGGAGATCCTCGCGGTGAACGTCGCCGGCGAGGGCGCGGCGCCGGAGCTCGTCGAGGATCTGGCGAAGGCCTGGACTGAAGGTGTGGAGGCGGCCTTCCTGGACGCCTGTAAGCAGCGACTGAAAGCGGTGATCGCATGAATGCAGCAGCAGGACTGACCGAGGCGCGCGCGCAGGCGCTCGCCGTTCGTCTCTACGCCGGCCGGCGCGACAAGGTTGGAGCGCTGGAGTTCGACCACGTGCGGCGCGTCGCCGAGGAACTTCCCGACGGCGACCTGTTCGACCGCTGGCGCGCGATCGCGTGGATGCACGACGCCGTCGAGGACGGCCTGGCGACCGCCGAGTTCCTGCGCCGGGAAGGGATGGACGACGACCAGGCCTCGGCGCTCTACCTGCTCACGCGGCAGGCCGGGCTGACCTACGAGGCCTACGTCCAGCGCATGGCCGTGGCGACCGGCGAAGCCGGCGCGATGGCGCGCGCGATCAAGCTGCTCGACCTCGACGACAACATGACGCGAGAGTGCCCGCCGGAGTCGCTGCCGATGCGCGAGCCGGGCGGGCGCTACGCTCGCGCCAAGCAGATCCTCAGCGAGGCGTTGACGCACGCATGAGTGCGGTCATCAGGATCGAATCGCTGGTCGCCGGGGGCACGACGCCCTTCGACGGCCAGTACGTGGCCGAGTACGACCCCTCGCGCGCCGGCGTCTCCCCCGAAGGCTTCCCGATGCTCTGCCACCTGGTCACGACGCCCGACATCGAGAAGGCGCTCCAGTTCGAGGACGGGGTCGCGGCCGCCGAAGCCTGGAAAGCCGTCGACAGCAAGCAGCCCGTCCGAGGCGATGGCAAGCCCAACCGCCCACTGACCGCGTTTACGGTGGAGATCACGAAAGGGCCCGCATGACAGAGCCGCTCGAAGCGCAGATCCGTGCGCACGCAAAGAAGCGCCGCGCGCACGAGAGGGTCGAGAAGAAACAGGCCAGAGAGGCGGCGCAGCTCCAGCGCGAGCTCGCTCGCCTAGCGCGGCGCGCCGAGAAGCTCTGGGGCATGTACGGCTCGCGCGAGCGCGTCGCCCGGCTTGCCGGTGTGCATCGCGTGACGGTGCAGACGGCGCTGCGCAAGACGCGGCCGAAGGCCGAGGGCTAGTCCTCCGGTGCGCCGAACTTTTTGGCCGGCGCGACGTGGCCGCACGATGGACACTCAAGGCTGCGCTCGACAGGCGGGTCGAGCTGCTGGGACTCGTCCGACGCAATCCGCGTGAGCACCTTATCTAGCGCCTCCTGGTCGTAGCCGGTGCCCTCGAAATCGCCGTCCAGCGACCCGAGCAGATTGGCGAGCTGCTGATGGTCGTAGCCTCCCAGTTCCGGGATGCGATTGTCGGCCAGGTTGATGCGCAGCGCCTCGTCCTCGTCAACGTCGACGAAGTGGGCGAGCGCGTGCGTGGCCTCGACCTCGTAGAGCGCTTGGAGCAGGTGATTACCGGCCAGCACCTGCATCGTGCGCTTGTTTACGACCATCGCGCGGTACTGGCCGTGCGCGCGAATCGACTCCGCGATCGCCTCGACATCGCCGTTGCCCCACGAAGGTGCGGCAGATGGCGCAAAGACCGCCTGATGCCGCCTCCAGCACAGCAAACTCGAACTCACCGAGTCCGTAGGTTGTGGGTCGGCGCTTCGAGCGACGCCGACGCGCATAGCGCGCGTCGGCTGCGGCCTTCTTCGCCGGGTTGCGCTTGGCCCAGTCCTTCGCCAGCTCGCTGACGCATTCGGCGCACTTCGCCATCCGCCACGGCTTGCCCCGCGATTGGATGACGTAGAACGCTGCGAGCGGCTTCTCCCGCTCGCAGCGGCTACAGCGCTTCAGCTCCTCGACCTTCGGGATCACGAGACCGCCGACACGACCCAGAAGTCGCTCGACAGGTTGAGCGCCGGCTGGTTGAGATAGCGCGCGTCGATCCAGAAGCGCCCGTCGATGCCCCAGTCCTCGCCCCAGGAGTTGTCGATCTGGAAGACCGGCACCTTGAAGCGCTTGAGCGAGAAGTCCCACCCGGTTGCGGCGACCGCGTGCCCGCCGATGAACCCCTCGTCGGACCCAGGCAGTGGCAGGTACTCCTTCGTGGGGTCCCAGCTCCCGTCCTCGAATTTCGCCGGCACGCTGAAGCCGAACACGACCGGGAAGCCGTGGTAGATCGGCGTGCGGATCGGCGAGCCGGCGCCGCCCGGCAGGACGCGCTGGTATTTGATCGCCAGGTGCTTCTTCGCGTCGGCGTAGGCCTTCGCCGACGGTTTGCTCTTGAACTTCGCAATGTCGTAGGGACACTCGCTCTCCGGGGGCGCGCCAAGCGTGGCGACCGACTTGATCCCGTCGCGGATCTCGGCGCCGGCGTCTTCCTTGACCGTGCCCTCCATGACGCGCTCGTTGAAGTAGACGAACAGCCGCGAGAGCATCACTTCGGCCTCGCCCTGGCTGAGCCCGAGCGTCATCAGCGCGCGCACGATCGCGTTCGCCGTGCAGCTCCCCAGTTCGAGCTGGTTGAAGATCGCCGGCAACTTGGCGATGCCGAACTTCAGCGGCAGCGACTCGTCGCGGAGCACGACCTCCTCGTTGTTGAAGATCCGATCACGATGGTCGGGCGAGTCGGGCCGCCACCCACCACGGGTTAGCGTGCGCTGCGCAAGGACTGACAAATCGACGGACATTACGGCCTCCTTCGAGCTTGGGATTTGCGCCGAGGCTACCACTGGGCGAGAGTGGAAACCTGTCCGTCCGAGTGGCTGGTAATGTCGTCGCCCACTACTCGATCACCACCCGAAGGAGACACTGATGGAGGCCTCATCCACACCGAAGACCCCGAGCACCGACGGCCAGGTCGCCGCGCTGCGGATCAACCGCGTCGGCAACGACCTGCGCTTTAGCCTGGCGCTCAACCAGCAGGGCGATGTGTCCGGCGTCACGCGCCTGGCGCGCGTCGAGGCGCTCGGCGAGAACCTGGAGGCGCGTGTCGCCGCCGCGGTCGACGCCTTCCGCGACCAGCTCGTCAAGCACATCGCCGACAGCTTCCCGGCAGCCGCGGCGCCGTCGACGGGCGCCGTCGACATCGGCACCGGCTCCTAGCTCGTGCCCCGCGGTCGCCGCGGTGAGATCGTCGAGGAGCCGAGCGCCCTGCGCTCGATGCCTCGCGCGTTCCCGCCCGAAGTGAAGGAGAAGCGCGCGGCTCGGTATCGGCAGCGCAAGCCGGTGCCGCGTCGCGTGCGTGGTCGTCTGCGACCGCTGAGGCTGGCGCGATGACGCTCGTGCAGGTGAGCCGGATCGAGGGCGAGGTCAAGCGCGTGCCCCTCGGCGAGCAGCCCTCGGTCGATCTTCACCTGAAACCCAACCAGGTCATCCGCTCGATCCGCTTCAGCCAGAAGATCGCGATGAACGCCGACCGCAAGACTGTCGACTGGCGCTACGAGGCCGCCCTCGAATGGCGCGACCCCGCGAGCGAGACCGACGAGGACACCTACCCGTCGTCTACCGAGGAGGGATCGTGAAGGCCACCGTCTACTTGCGCGTCGCGATCGACGAGAACGCGCGCACCGCGCGCGGGCGCCAGCCGCGATTCGCGGTCACGCAGCGTCCGAGCGACGAGCCGATCTACGACGGCACGGTCGACCGTCACGCACTGCCGACGGTCGCCTTCGGGATCGAGCTGGATATCCCGGATGCCCTGTTCGAGCGCGCCGGCCAGGTGATCGCCGAGCTGACGATCCCCGAGGACCAGGCGACGATCGCGGCCGAGGTAAAGCAGCCATGAGCGCGTCGACGCGAGAGTGCCCCGTGGAGGGCTGCACCAACCAGCACGACCGCTCGCTGCTGATGTGCCGACCGCACTGGTTCATGGTGCCGAAGCCGCTGCGCGACGAGCTGTGGGGCGCCTACAGGTCGACCGAGGGCATCCTGGGCGAGCGCTACTCGAAGGCGCGCGACGCCTGCATCGCGGCCGCGGAGGGACGATGAGCAACCTCGACGTAGCCAAGGGACTCGACCTGATCGGGCGCAAGACGCCACCGATCGCTTGCTGTCCGCGCTGCGAGCTCGACACGCCGCTGATCTCGACGATGGTCTTCAGCCAGGCTGAGTTCTATTGCCTGGACTGCGGCGGGCACTTCGGCTTCCTCGACCCGCGTGGGGCCGAGCCGACGCCCGAGCTGGAGGCGAAGCTCGCCGAGCTGCGAGCCGAATGGGAGGAGCACGACGGCCGCCGGCTGATCGTCGAGGGGCGTCAGGCGCTGAGCGAGAAGCACCAGGCTGACCACGACGCCACGATGGCGTGGCTCCAGGAGCGCAAGCGATCGTGAGCGCGCCCGTCCACACTGCCGCGACGATCATGTGCGTGCGCTGGCTCACCGAGCACCACGCCGGCAACGTCGACCGGACCTCGTGCTTCGACTACTACGAGCACCACGGCCACGGCACGATGGGCATCGTGACGGTCTCGCGCCGCGGCGCCGGCGGGCGCATGGCGCGCCGGCTGCATGACCTCGGCCTGGCGGTCGACGGCAAGCTGACCGAGGGAGGCGAAGCGCCTGTGAAGACCGCGCCGTGGAGAGTCCTCGGCCGCGCGCTCGACGCCGCGCGGGAGAAGTGCGAGCAGCCGAACGCCACGGTGCTGCTCGACGAGCTCCGCAAGGCTGGCTGGCACCTGGTCTCCGAGCCCGAGCACTCCGCGGAGGAGGTCGACGGGCGGCTGACGCTGAAAGCTCAAGTTCAGGTTGATGGTGAGCTTCTGCGCTACGACGCACCGGATCTCCGAGAGCCCGATCCCGATCGTGCGAGGGATCTGCGCGAACACCAGCGCCGTGCGCTCGGGCAGAAGCTCGGCGTCGCGGTCGCGAAGAAGCTGGGGATTCAGTGAGCGCGCTTCCCGGCCTGGAGACGCCCGAGCTGCGCCGGTCCGTCTGGGGCACGATCGCGCACATGCTGATCCGCGACGCGCTCGCGCGCCCGTGGCGCGGGGCGCGCTGGAGCGCTTGGCGCGAGGCGCGCCACTACGCCGCGATGGACGACCCGCCGGTGCAGTGGCCCGACGATCTCAACCCGCACGAGCGCCCCGGCTTCAACGACGACAAGCTCTCGCATCTGCTCGGCTCCTGGGGCCCGGCGACCGATCAGTGGCAGGGCGGCATCTACTACTCGTGGTCGCCGCTGCTGAAGCTGTGGGGCCTGCGCCACAAGCTGATCGGTCCCTACCTGGGCTGCTCGTGCTCGAAGTGCATGAAGGACCCGCGCCGGATCAGCTACTGGCGAGAGGTCGTCGGCGATCGCGTCGAGCTGTCGAAGCTGCGCGATCGCGTCAAGCTGCTGGAGCGCCAGATGGGGGCGACGCATAGGGGGGAACGCTGGGACGATGAGGCCGGCAAGTGGACCTTCGAGCGCGAAGCGTGAGCGCGGAGCTGATGGCCGAGCCCGAGATCATCACCCACCTGCGCAAGCAGCTCGCCGCCGCGCAGGAGAAGGGCCACGCCGGCGCCGACCCCTGCGCCACGATCGTCGGCCGCTCGGCGGCCGCGCTCGGCATCCGTCCGCGCGTGCTCGCCCACAACGCCGACGGCACGAAGACCTACTCGCTGACCGTCGCTCAGTGCAAACGCACGCTCGATCGCTTCGACGCTGCCGGCGCCGAGCTAGCGCGCGAGTCGACGGACACCGATGCCAGCGGGCCGAGGCGTAGCCTGTAGGCCATGCCCTACGACGGCTACAAACGAGTAGCGATCCCGAGCGAGTGGCCGCCGCCCAGTCGCAACGCGAGGGCCCTCGGCGTCATCGGCGACGTGGTGATGACCAACGAGCAGAGCCGGACAGGTCGCTACTGGTTCGCCAACATCGAGCTGCTGCCCAACGTGCCGGGGCAGCCGAAGATGAAGCTCCGAATGCTGCGCACGCTCCCGCCGACGCACGAGCTGATCGGCGGCTGGCTGCTGACGGCCTACGCGATCTGGAAGGCGCTGCGCTCGTGAGCCTCACCGTCTGCCCGCACTGCGGCGAACCCGCCAGGCCGGAGGCGCTCAAGCGCATGGCGGCCGCCAACGCCGCGGTCGAGGCCGCGCGCCGTGAGGCCGAGGCACGAAAGGAGGCGAAGCCGTGAGCCTGCTCGTCTCCTGCGCCGACGGCCCGCTCGCCGGCGCGAGCTTCACCGTCTCTCGCTGCCCGCGCGTTGTGCGCTGTGTGCGCGCGCTCGACGGCACCGCCGACATCCTCAACGAGCCGGAGGACGTGCCGCGCCTCGACGAGGAGATCCACTGGTATCAGTGGGACGGCAAATCCGCCGGCCACGTCTACCTGCGCGGCAAGGAACGCGGCTGCTACTCGATGGTCTCGCTCACCCACGCGCCCAACCTGCGCGAGCTCCGCGAGGTCGACCCCGTCAACCCCGGCGCCCAGCAGCCGCTGTTCGCATGACGATCGCGCCGGACACCCAAGCCGCATTCAACGCGATCGTCGCGCTCGCGCTCGTGCCGTACTCGCACACCGGCGACGCGAGCCTGTGGGCGCGCGAGCACGGCGTCACGAGCAAGCAGATCGCCGACAAGTATGGCTCGACGGTGAACGATGTCCACGACGAGCGCCTGCGCGAGCTCGTCGAGCTTGGCGCCATCGTCCACGACGCTGAGAGCGACCGCTACGCGGCACCGGTGCCGTTCTGATGCCCGCCGTCGTGCTTCAGGGAGGCCCCGCCGCCGGCGTCACCGTCGACGTGCGCGACCGCAACACGCCGCTCAACGTCGAGGGCCACGGCGTCCCGACCGGCCAGGTCGCGCGCTACAAGCCGCTCGACGGGCGCAAACGCGACAACACCGTCTTCAGGTTCGTCGGCATGTCGAAGGTGATCGCACGCATTCCTCAGCCGAGGAAGATCTCGCCGCACCTGCGCCGCGGCGGCGAGCCGCTCTCTCACCAGGCCAAGCGCGGCGTCAGACCTCGACCGAAGGGAACGCGATGACGACCGTGCGCACCTGCCGCGTGTGTGGCTGCACCGAGGACAACGCCTGCGTGGTCCACGACCCACAGACGGGCCAGATCGACGACGCCTGCCTGTGGGTCGAGGCCGACCTGTGCTGCGCTTGCATCCCCGGCGCATCGACGATGTGGCAGCACCCGTCGCCGGCGTCGATCGCGCACGCCGCAGAGATCCGCGAGGCCTACCCGTGAGCGCCGGCGTGCATGGAGTGGGCCCCGGCCGTCGCGTCCGCGCGTGGCCTGAGCGCGTCGAGGTCCTCGCGCGCGTCGCCGGCCCGGACGTAGCTGGCTGGTGTGTTGATCGCCGCCTAGCAGAGCAGGCACAGGTCACACCTGGCGTACTGGCGACTCGCGAGCACTTCGACGAGGTCAACATCATGCTCTCACGCGCCGCGTTCGTGGACGTAGATCCGATGGACCTGTGGGCTGTGATGAAGCGCTCCTACGAGCTGATCGCCGAGGCTCTGCGCGACGTGAAGCCAGAGACGATCGAGATCCGGGTCCAGCTCCAATGACCGCCGTGCCTTCCTGGATCAAGGACCAGGCGCTCCGCAACGCGGCCGAGCAGGGCTGCACGTGCCGGCACCCGCGCGTCGTCGGGATGACGCCGGCCGAGGGCGAGGACGTGCGCGTCGGGATCGAGCACTTCGTCACGTGCCCGCTGTTCCGCCCGGTCTCGGCCGACGCGATGGCGCGCCCCAGGGGAGCGCCGACGGCATCGTCGGCGACACGGTCTCGCTCATCCACGAGGGCGAGCAGTTCGGGACGGCGCGCATCCTCGCCGCGGAGATCCGCGAGGACGGCCGGGTCCTCGCGGTCCGGCTGGACGTTGACGAGCGGACCGCGCGCTTCTTCAACCTGCGTCGCTTCGTCGAGCAGCGCTCTGGCATCGTGGACTACGCATGAAGCCGATCCCCGCCACCTACGAGACCGAGTGCCCGCTCTGCGGCTGCGCGATCGTCGAGGAGGAACCGATCGTCAAGGTCGATGATCTGTGGGTCCACGATCACTGCGCCGAAGACTGGGGCGAGGAGGTCGACTGATGGCGCTCTCGGTCGTGAACGTCGCGCGATGCAAGACGCACGGACTCCACGGCGAGCGGGAGGAGTGCTTCGAGTGCGGCGAGGCGGTCGAGCAGGTGGCGATGATCCCCGAGTCCGAGGTCGCGCCGCTGGTCGAGCTGGCCGAAGCCGTAGCGGCGAGCGACTTCCTGGCCGTCGACTGGGAAGCGTGGACGGCGAGGATGCAGGTGCGCGCCAAGCGCGCGCTTGAGGGCAAGCCGCCGCCGGCGCCAGTGCGCCAGGCGCGCCCAGGCTGGAGGGATGATGGCTGACCTGCTACCCAGCATTCTGCTAGGCGAAGACGGCGACCCGCCGGTGTACGTGAACGGTCTTTGTGCAGCGACACCGGAGGACGCGGTCGCCTTTGCGCGGGATCACGGCGAGTACATAGACGAGGAAATCGTCGTCGCTACTCAGGTTACGCGAGTGCTGATGCGCGAGCTGGACGAGATCGCCTGCAAGATTCGCGGGGTCGAACATCCGTGGTGGGTCGAGTGCTCTGCGCGGTCAAAGAAGGCCGTGGCGTTCTGGAGGATCGCGTAACGCCATGAGCCGCTGCCGTAGCTGCAACGCTCCCGTCACGTGGGTGCTTACCGAAGCCGGCAAGCGGATGCCCGTCGACCCCGAGCCCGTCGAGGGCGGCAACATCATGCTCACGCGCGAGCAGGAGTCGAGCACCGGCACGCCGATCGCCGCCTACGTCACGCCGGACCCCGGCGTCATGCGTCACGTCTCGCACTTCGCCACGTGCCCGAACGCGGCGCAGCACCGCAAGCAGCCATCGGCTGAACCGGAGACCCGCGAAGCGGTATCTGCCGATGATCTACAGGACGCGATCGGATGACCAGCAACGTCGTCGACCTGCGCACGAAGAAGCCACGGCCCGAGCGGACGAAGAAGGTCGCCAAAGCCAAGCGCGAGCTGCGCCCGTTCTGCGTGGGCCGGAAGAAGAACGGAGAACGCTGCACGCGCAAGGCGAAGGTCGGCAGCGAATACTGCGCGAGCCACACGGGCGACGCGCACCGGCCGCACGGCTTGACGGACGACGTGAAGAAGGACGTGCTGGACGCGCTCAAAGCGGGCGTGTGGCAGAAGGATGCAGCGGCCCACGCGGGGATCGGCGAGTCGACGCTGGCCCAGTGGCTGCGCGAAGGCCGAGCCTTCCTGGACGAGGGTGTGGAGAACGAGTTGTCGGAGTTCGCAGCCGCTTGCGCGCTCGCGCGAGCTGGGCACAAGGTCCTGCTCGTCGGTCGGATCACCGCCGCCACCGCCAAGGACTGGAAGGCGGCGGCCTTCCTGCTTGAGCGGATGTTCCCCAACGAGTTCGGCAAACGCGACGCCAAGCTGATCGAACACGACATGAGCGAAGGCCTGGAGGAGCTGCTCGCCGGCAAGCAGCCGGTCCAGATCCCGCTCGACCGCCGGCAGCGCATCGCCGCGATCCTGGCCGAGGAGGACGACGAGGAAGTCGTCGACGCGACGAGCGTGGAGGAGTGATGCCCGCGCTCGCTCTCGATTGCCGCGAGGCGCTCCCGCTGAGCCTGTGCGAGAAGCTGGACGATCGCGCCGAGCTGGTCGGTGTGAACGGCGAGCGCTACGGCCACGTTCACACCTACGGCGGCTGGCCCACGAAGATCAAGGCGGACTACCGCACGTTCGTGCGCACCGAGCAGCGCGGCGTGTTCGTAGAGGTCGCCGAGTGAGCGCGTGGGGCGAGAGCTTCGGCTGGTTCTGCTCGCTGAGGCTGCCCGGATGAGCTACGACCTGGACGCCGCGCTGGAGCGCGTGGAGGCCCGCTTCGAGCGCACCGGCATCTTCGACGGCGAGGACGTGCCGGCGGTCGAGCTGGAGCACGACGACCCGCGCGTGCTGCTCACCTACGCGGGCATGGACGTGGACGCGCGCAAGGTCGAGCACACGATCTCCCAGCTTGTCGCGGCCCATCTTGCCGGCCTGGTGCGCGACGGGGTGATCGAGCACGCCGAGGACATCGACGATCGACTGCTCGCGGCGATGAAGGGGCTCGCGGCGCACACGCTGATGCTGGGCTGGGAGCTGGCGCAGCCGTGAGCGACGCGGCGTCGCTGGTGCTGCTGCTCGTGGCGCTGTGGCTGTTCTGGCAGGCGGGCAAGTGATGGCACCGTGGCGACGCCGGCGTGGCGTAGGGTGGCTGGTATGAAGCGTCACGGCCAGATCAAAGTCGAAGTCGCAGTGCGTGGACCGGAGGTCGCCAAGTGGGCGGCCAACCGTCACCCGGTAGCCGTGCGCGTTGGACCCGCCATGACCGTCGGCAACAAGCTCGGCGTGCTGTCGATGTTCGGGGGTATGCAGAAGGACCTCCCGATCGAGGGGTGGCCCGACGAGCTGCAACCGTCCGAGGTCCCGTACCTGGACCCGAAGTCGGAGATCGTCTTCGTGCTGCTCGCGCCGGCGCTGGAGGACCTCGACGGCGATGACTTCCACGCGCTCGGCCAGCGCGCGCTGGCGGTCGTTGAGGAGGAGACCGCGTTGATCTCGACGGCCGCCGCATTCGAGCTGCGCGTGGAGGAGCTGTGAGCACGCGCCTGGTGCGCATCATCATCGACCCGGAGAAGGTCGCCCCCGGCGAGTACGCGATCGGCGGCGTGCGGATTGTGGAGTGCGGCGACGACGCCGCGCTCGGCCGCGAGCTGCGCACGAAGGAGGTCCGCGTTCACAGCGAGACGGAGGCGGCCCGTATGCGCGAGATGATCGCCGAGAGCGACTTCCTGGAGGAGCTTGTCGATGCCACCTAGCGTCAAGGCCGCGATCCTGGAGAAGTGGCGTGAGCGGTTCGAGCCGACGACGACCGCGATCAAGGGGTCGGCGCTGGAGCTGCTCGAGCGGATGGTCGCGGTGGGGGAGAACGAGTGACCCCCCACACGCCCTACGACGTAGAGGGGTGGCGGAAGCGGTGTCTGAACTGCGGTCACAGCTCCGACGATCACCGCCTGGACGATGCGATCAACGGCGATCTGACGGACCCCGAGACGCCCTTCCGCTGTATAGTCGAGGGATGCGCCTGCGCAGACTTCGTTGAGCCGCAGGACGCCGCCGCCGATCAAGCCACGCGTCGCGAAAGGGAAAGCCGTGTCTGACGTACAGAGCCAAATCAACGAAGGCATCGAGCCCTACGCCGTGAACCCGCCAGAGAACGACAGCGACCGCTTGGCGCTGATCGAGGCTGAACGCGAACAACTCATCGAGGAACGTCGCTGCGTCGTTTGTCGCGGCCCGCTAGAGCCCGACGACGAGGGGCCTGAGTGCGATGAAACAGGTTGCCCCGCGCGTTCGGAAGGAGTCGAGCGTGCCTAACCCTGACGTACAGGAGCACGAGGACTGCGACCGCTGCGAGTTGGCGATCGTCAGCACCGCGGGCGCGCGCAAGGTGGCGATCGCGCGCCGGCTCTCCCGTAGGCCGATCCTCACGATCACCTTTACCCAGGACGAACCGGGCGATCCGTGGCTGCCACGCGCGCTGCGCCGCGCGATCGCGCACGCGACGGGCGTTGAGCCGACGCCGGCGGCGAAGCTGGCCGACGACGTGCTCCAGGAGAGCACCGAGCGCATGGCGATCGTCGAGAAGCTCGCGGGCCATCTGGCCGACTGGGACTGCGCCGACTGCAACGGCGAAGGCCTCGACTGGGAAGGGCAGGAATGGGCGCTCTGCGCGTGCGTGCTGCGCAAGATCGGCGACCTGTGACCTACCCGAAGGTCGTGGGTCGGGCACCGCAGAGCGAGGACACGAACGCGGCGGTCAACGTGCGCATGAGCGACGCGCCCAACGATGTCATCCACATGGCCCTGAAGCGCGACGAGACGCTCAGCGACGAGGAGGCGATCGTCTGCGCGGAATACCTGCGCGAGGTCCAGAAGCTCGAAGCGCGCCACCGGCCGCCGGCAGGACACTGATCCGTCCGCTGGCGGCCTAGCCTTTCTGGTATGGACCGCGCCTATGCAGAGCTGATCGGCGGCCCGCGCGACGGGCTGGTCGTGCCGGTCGACGGGCACCTGCTCTACGAAGCGATCGAGACGCCCGTCCGGCTGTACGCCGGCGAGCTGCCGCTGCCCGACCACGATCCGCACTTCCGGGTCTACCACCTGCACCGCCAGCCGTTGTGCCACCAGCGTGCCAGCGATCCGGCGCGCGGCTACCGCTACGTTCTCCAGCCGGCGTGAACGGCGAGCTGAGCCGCACGACGGCCGAGCAGCTCGCGCACGTTCGCGCGACCGTCAAGCCTGGGCCGCCGATCACCTTCGGCGGCACGACGGCCGAGCCGCGCGAGGCCTTCCCCGCGCCACGCGAGGAGGACTGCGCGCACGGCTGCTGCAAGGCGGGCGACGTGGGGCTCTACTCCGAGGTCGTCGAGCCGGCGCCCGAACCGAGCCCGGTGCGCGAGCAGGGCAAGGCCACGATCCGCGTGCCACCCGAGCAGGCTGAGCACCTGGCGCGCTGTGCTGCGCTCGAAGCGAGCTTGCGCCAGCAGCACCCGCGCTGGTCTAGCCGGCGCATCCGCCGCGCGATCGAGCGCAAGATCGGGCCGCCTCCGTTCGTGCGCTCTGCGGTCTGTGTCGAGTGAGCACGTCGGCGAGCGGAAGTGGCCCGCACATCTACGGGTTGGACGCGCTCAACCTGCAAGACGACGCCGTGCCGCTGGAGGCGATCGCGCTGATCCGCACGCTGGAGTCCGACGGCTCGCAGGGGATGGCCGTGCGCTTCACCGACGGCCTGCTGCTCACCGACAAGCTGGGGATGCTCAACGCCGCGGCCGAGTTGGCGAAGGCGGAAGTGATCGAGGCCTACACTCCGCGCCGCGACGACGACTAGCCTCGCGCTGGTGGGACACGCGCCACCACGCATGACGCCGCGCCCGACGCGCTACGAGCACCTGCGCAACCTGTACGCGCTGGAGCGCATCGACACCGAGCAGCTCGAAGGCGAGGTCGAACGCCTGCTGGAGACCGGCACGATGGACGAGGAACAGCCGACGGCGCCCCCGCCCAAGCCCACGCTCGTCCCGCTGAGCGGACGACCCGTCTCGGATTTCATGGAGTACGGGCTGAGGCCCTGATGGCGCTCACCGCGAAGGCCGTCAAGCTCGCGAAGCTGCTGCCCGAGCACTTCATCCCGCACTGCAAAATCCAGCAGGGCGAAGGTGGTCCGCCGATCCCCTTCAACCTGTGGGACTTCCAGGTCGACGCGCTGCACGAGATCGAGCGCCAGTCGCGCATCATCTTCCTGAAGGCGCGCCAGCTCGGTCTCTCCTGGCTGACGCTCGCCTACATGCTCTGGCTGGTGAGCTGCAACGAGGGGCAGACGTGCTTGATCCTCAACCGGGGGCTGCGCGAGTCGATCGAGCTTCTCGACCGCGTGCGCTTCATGCACAAACGCCTGCCGCTCGAGCTGAGACCGATTCTCGTCAAGGACGTGGTCGACCACCTGGAGTTCGCCAACGGCTCGCGGATCTACTCGCTGCCCGCCACCGAATTCGCCGGCACCGGCATCACGGCGCAGCTCGTGATGATCGACGAGTGGGCGAAGATCCGGGGGATCTCGAAGATCCTCACGTCGCTGCTGCCGACGCTGAGCGCCGGCGGCAAGCTGATCGGGATCTCGACGGCCAACGGCTTCCACAACGCCTTCGCCGCCGAGTGGCGCAAGGCGATCTCCGGCCTCTCGCGCTTCTTCCCGCTGTTCATCCCGTGGGACGCGCACCCGGAACGCGACGAGGCCTGGTACGAGGAGAAGCGCGAAGAAATGCCGACCGAGCGCGAGCTGCACCAGGAGTACCCGAGCGAGTGGCTTGACGCCTTCCAGCTCCCCGGCGAGTCGGTCTTCCGCGACGAGTTCGACCGCGCGCGCCACGTGGTCGACATCGAGCGCGACCCCAAGGCGAACTGGCCGCAGGTGCGCGGGATCGACTTCGGCTACCACCACGGCATTCACCTGTGGGCCCAGGTCGAGGCCAAGCGCCACGTCTACGTCTACGCCGAACTGCACGCCGAGCGCATGACCACCCAGGCGATGATGGAGCAGGTCGTGGTGCGCGACCTGGAGCTCGGCGTGAAGACCGAGGAGGCGCCGGCGGGCTGCGACCCGGCGGGCAAGGCACAGACCAGCGTCGCCACCGAGAGCGATCACTTCACCGTCGAACGCTTCGGCGTCCACGTCAACGCCGCCGAAGTCGCGCCGCGCGATCGCGTGACGCTCATCAAGCAACTGCTCAAGGAAGACCGCCTCCACATTCACGTGGGCTGCGACTTCCTCACCGAGGCGCTGGAGCAGGCGCAGTGGGCGAAGGGCGCGCCGCCGATGGGCAGCACGGCCGACCCGATCCTGAAGGAGACCTACGAGAAGGACGGCTACTACGAGCACCCGCTGGACACGCTCGGCTACCTGCTCGTCAACGTCTTCCCCGTGCGCGGCAAGCCCGCCGGCGCGAAGACCGAGCGCAAGCCGGCCAAGCGCCCGCGCAAAGGCTCGCGCTATTCCAACTCCGAGTTCGGGTAGGATCTCGGCCATGCCCGTCTACTGCTACGACTTCAGCGGTCCCGCCGATCCGCCGGCGCCCAAGCGGCGCAAGCTGAGCGCCGCCGAGCGCGGCCGCCGGCGCAAGGCAGCTCGTCGCGCACGCGGCTCGCGCAAGCGCAACCGCTGATGCACCGGACGTTCTCGGAGGAGTGGAAGGAGGCCGAGGACGCCTACCGCGCGCTCGGCGACGCGATCATTGAGCAGCTCGGCCGCAGCTTCGTCGGGCGTCTGCTCGCGGCGATCGTGCGGTTCGAGCAGCGCCGCAACGTGCAGCGCTGGCGCCAGCGCGTGCGTCGCCACATTCCGTGGTTCCCGTTCCGCGACTGACGCGGCCGCTCGCTCGCGTAGGCTTGCGCTCGACCACTGAGACACGGGTCGGGGGCTCGGATGGCATCGCCACCGGGCCCCCGTTCGATAGGCTGGCCGAGCGTCCGTAGCTCAACGGTAACGAGCAACCTTCGGGGTGCTTCAAGAGCACTGGTCTTTCAAGCCAGCGGTAGCGGGTTCGACTCCCGTCGGGCGCACCTAGACCGGGCCGCCGCTGGACGTTGCGGGTTCGACTCCCGTCCCTCGCCTCCGTGCTGGCGTGGGTAGCTCAAACGGCAGAGCAGCCGACGGCGACCCGGTCGACCTCTACGATCCGCGTCCCGTGAGACCTCCCCGCTTGCTCGTCGTGCTCGCCGTGGTGGTGGTCGACGCTGGCTACCGCCGCTACGTCCGCCAGCGCGTGCGCGAGCTGCTTGGCGTGTAGCCCGCTCGCAGCGAGAAACGCGGCGTCGAGTTGTCGAGTGTGGCCGGTAGAGTCGGCGCCATGACGCTGCTGATCGTCCTCGTCGGCCTTTGGCTCTACTGGAGTTTCGCGAAGGCGGTCGGCCGGCACCTGCGTCGCAACCACCCGCTGCCCCGCACCTACCCCTCGCACTCCGACCGTCCGCTGCCCGGCGTAGGTTCCCGCGAAACGCAAATCGTGGGGAGGTCCACATGAGCACCACGCTGGAGCCGACTGGCGACCGGCTGTTCGTTGAGCCGATCGAGGAGGAGAAGATCCTCAAGTCCGGGCTCATCCTGCCGGACAACGTCGGCGAGAAGCCGCACCGCGGCATCATCATCGCGATGGGCCCGCTCGTCGGCGTCGACCAGCAGGTCACGCTCGAAAAGGCCGGCATGGCCCTCGGCGTCGACGACACGCCCCCGCTGAAGCTCGGCGACGAAGTCCTCTACTCGAAATACGGCGGCACGGAAATGAAGGTCGACCTGCGCGAAGTCGTGATGCTGCGCGAGTCCGACGTGTTCTGCCGCGTGGTCGAGCAGGAGGACGTGGTCGACGTGGAGGAGCACTTCGCCGGCGAGGCCTACCTGCCGCTGACGATCGAGAACCTGCGAGCCGCCGGCAGCCAGCTCGCCGGACCCGCGGCAAAGCTCGTGGTCGCACCGGACCTAGAGGCCGAGGCGAAGGCGCTCGGGGGCGTGTACGGCGCCGGCGTGGTGCAGATCGAGATCGACTCCGAGCTCGACCGCACACACTGGCTGCTCTGCGATGGCGAGGGCCGCGCCGCCAAGATCACGCCGGCGGCCGAGGCCGAGCGCCCTACGTCAGCGTCCAGCGAGGCGCCTGGGGCGGGGGATGGGTCCGAGTCCCAGGCCGAGGCGACGGCTGGGGCCAGCGAGGCGGGCATCGAGCCGGAGTAGTGGATCTGTAGGCTTCGTCGCGGACGAGGCTCCTGGAGGTCGAGAGCAAACGCCGCCCACTCCCCGCGGGCGGCGTTTGTGCGTCTGGGGGAGAACCGCAAACGCCTCCCGGTGGGGTGCTTCAGCGCCGGGAGGCGTCTGGGGAAAGGAGGCCGACCGGATGGCCCTTGCCGAAGCTGGCTCTCGCCGTCAGGGCGGTCGATCCGCAAGCGTCACACGAATGCAGCGCCTGGCACCGTAGCGCTTACGCCGGACCCCTGTCTAGGGTTTTTTCTCGTGCCTCGCCCCACCGGAGCTGCTGCCGCAGAGCTTGACCGCCGTATCGCCGAGGTCGGCAAGCGCAATCGGCGCGCCGGCCACGACACGACGGTGCGCATCCGCCACCAGAAGCCACAGAAGCGGATCACGCCGAAGGAGCGCGAGCGCCAGCTCGCCGAGCGCGCCGCCGGCATGGGCTACCAGGGTTGGAAGCCGCGCGAGAAGACCTGCCGGCGCGAGGCGTGCGCCAAGACGTTCCTGCCCACGGCGCCGGCGCAGGCCTACTGCACGCCCGAGTGCCGCGACCTGGCCGAGCGCGAGCAGCGGGCGAGCGCGAGCGAGCAGCGCAGCGCACGCCGCGAGCGCCGCGAGCGTCCGAGCGACGAGGAGGCCGCGACACGCATCTGCCGCCTGGACGGGTGCGAGGTCGAGTTCACGCCGACGAGCAACCGGCAGGCCTACTGCACGCCCGAGCACTCCGACGAGGCGCGCGCCAAACAGAAACGGCGCAGCTACGAGCGCTCGAAAGGGCCGGTCGTCGGGCAGGACACCGCCGAAGCGATCGCCGAGATCGAACGCCTGGAGAAGCGGCTGGCCGGCAAGCTGAAGGTGCTCCCCGAGTTGCAGCGCGAGTACCTCGTGCTGCTCTGGACGCGAGTCAACCGCGACCCCGCCTGCCCGGCGCACGTGTACGACCGCCTGGAGCGGGTGCTGGATCTCCCTGCCGCTGAGGGGTCTACGATCCCGGCGCCCGATGCCGCCTCGTAGGCAAACCACCGCGCGCTCGACGCCGCGCTCACGCCGCAACGATCCCGCACGCGCTCACGCGATCGTCCTCAACCCGCCGGCGGACCAGTACCAGTACGACATCACGAAGTCGTTGCCGCCGTGCCCCGACGAGGAGCCGACTGGCGACTTCGAGCTGCGCGGGCGTCTCTGGGAGGGCCGCTTCGAGAAGGGTCGCGCCGTTGACCATCGCGTGCGCGCCTACCCCTCGCGCGGCGCGATCGAGGGCCAGGTGCGCGCGCTGCGCGAGACGATGCCGACGCTCGTCTCGATGAACTTCGGCGGCAAACGCAAGGTCAAATTCCGCGAGTCCACGCGCGACTACTGGAGCTACGGCCTCGACCAGATGCCCTACACGCGCGGGCCCACGGCGGCGTACATCCCGCTGCTGCCGGGCCCGGCCACGCGCCAGCTCTACTGGTCGGACTACTTCGCCATGAGCGCCAAGGCCTTCGAGGCCTACCAGCACAATCCGCTCGCGCACCGCTCGGTGGAGATCGGCACCGAGTTCGTGATTGGGCGCGGCGTCGAGGCCGTGGCGAAAACCGAATTGGGGCAGAAGGCGTGGGACGCCTGGTGGGAGCGCAACGGCATGGACGCGCGCCTGGAAGAAATCCTCGGCGACCTCGCCACCTACGGCGAGGTCATGCTGCGCTACTTCAGGACGCTGGCGGGCCTGGTCCCGCGCTCGCTCGACCCCGCGGGGATCTACGACATCATCACCGACCAGGAGGACTGGGAGACCGTCTACTTCTATCACCAGCAGGAGCAGGAGCGGATGCAGCTTTTCGCACCTGGCGACGCGGCCGGCACGTTGACCCCGCCCTCCGGCGTGCCGACCGAACCGCAGGCCGTCACGCGCTACACGATCCGCCAGATCCCGGCCGAGGAGATCGACCACTACCGGCTCAACGTGCGCAGCGCCGAGGTCCGCGGGCGCTCGGATCTGTTCCCCGCGCTCGGCTACCTGAAGCGCCTCCAGGACCTGCTCACGAGCAAGGTCGTCCGCTCGGACATGGAAGCGCGGATGGTCTTCGACCTGATGGTGAAAGGCAACGCCTCCGACGTGGAGGCACTGCGCAACACGATCTTCCCCGGTGGCCGTCCGCCCGAACCGGGCGCGATCGTCGCCCACAACGATATGTCCGAGCTGACGGCGATGGCCTTCCAGGGCGGCGCGCGCGGCGAGGACACCACGGTCGATGAGATCGTCGAGATGGTGGCGAACGGCGTCGGGGTCTCGCGCCAGTATCTCTGGACCGCGGGCAAGTCGGGCGGCACCGCGCGCGCCGGCGCGCTGATCGCCACCGAGCCGGGTCAAAAGCGCTTCGAGCGCCGCCAGCGCGTCTGCCAGCGAATGCTCCACGACATGGCCCGGCGGGTGTTCGAGGAGGCCGGGCTCAGCGGCGAGGACGCCGAGATCGAGTTCATCTTCCCCTCGATCGCCGTCGAGGAACGCTCGGCCACCCTGAAGGACATCGCGTTCGCCGAGTCGATGGATTGGATCTCGAAGGAGACCGCCGCGAAGATGAACGCGCGCCAGCTCGACATCGAGACCTTCGACTACGACGACGAGCAGGCGAAAATCGCGTCCGAGTTCGAGAAGGCCCAGGAGGACGAGGGCGACGAGGATGAGGGCAAGCCGCCCACCTACGACGCCGCCGGCGTGATGACCGACCCCGGCGTGCCGGCGAAGAAGGCCACGCCCAAGCAGGGCGACGGCGTGATCCGTCGGCCGATGGTCAGCGCGCAGTACCGCCAGGTGCCCAAGCTCGATCCGACGAAGACCATGGTCGGTGAGGACGACCCGCCCGGCCTGCTCATGGGCGGGCCTGAAGAAGGCGGCGCTGGGCCGGCCGGCGCCGATCCGCGCGCGCCGGGGCGCTCCGGCATCCCCGGCGACGAGAACGCGCTGACGCAGGCGGGCAAGGCGAACATCCGCCGGGACGCCGGCGGCGGCGCCAAGGTGCGCGAGTCCGACCCGACGCTCGGCGGGATGGTGCCGATCGAGGACCTGCTCGATGTCGTGCGCATGGGCTTCCGCGAGGCAGCGCTGGCTGGCGCTCGCGTTCCGCGCCGGCGCCCCCAGGACCCCGAGTTCCGGGACGAGAGCGACGCCTACAACGCGCAGACGCGCCGCAACGTCGCGGACCTGCGCCGCGCCGTGCGCACGGGGGGCAGCTAGCGATGCCGCCGCACCTGATCCCCGCCGACAAACCGCTGAAGATCCTCATCGGCGGCACCTACGCGGCGACGATCTCGCTGTTCACCGACCGCTCGAAGACGGCGGCGCTCGACTTGACGGGCTACGTCGTCACGCTCGTGGCCGACAACGGCGTCGCGCTGAGAGAGGGCAAAGGCTTCACGCTCGAACGGGCCGCGGGCAAGATCAAGGTCGAACTGTCCGCCGAGGAAACCTCTACGCTCGCGCCCACCCAGGCCCACTACGTCGTGCAGCTCGAACTGCCCGGCGTGCCGCCGGAGGTCTTCTTCCCGCTGGCCGGCACGATGACCGTAGAGAAACCATGACCACAGGAGACTGACCATGCCCGCCAGTGCATACCTAGAGACGGCGATGCTCGAACTTCTCAACGGTGTCAGCTTGACGGCGCCGGCCGACCTGTACGTGGCGCTCTGCGAAGAAGAACAGACGCGCGACCTGAGCTCGACGACGCTGAAAGCCGAGCTGGCCTACACCGGCTACGAACGTGTCCAGGTCAAACCCGAAGCGGGCAAGTGGGAAATCACCACGGGCACCGCCGGCGCGATCAGCAAAGCGGTCAACAAAGCGCTGATCGAAATGCTGAAAAACACCGGCGCGAACGAAAAAAACAAAGCCAAAAACTTCGCCCTCGTTGGGGGCACCGCCGGCCAGGGGAAAAATGCCGGGACCGCAGGCAAACTGTACTTCTACGGCTCGCTCAGCGAAGCGCTTGAAATCGTGAAAGCGCTGACCAAAGTGGAATTCCCCGCCAAAGCGCTCGAAGTCTCCAGCGAATAACCGGAGGCCGTAAATGGCCATCACGGTCGTAAATAAGACGCAGTCGGGGTCGGCCGCAGCGTCCACGCTCACGATCCCGGCCGCCTCGGCAGGCAACAAGCTCGTGGTGTTCTTCGCGCAGACGGCGACGACCAGCCCGCCCAAAGCCAAAGACACGACCAGCGGCGAAACGGGATGGTCGGTCAAGGAACCGAAAGCCCTCGGCTCCGCGTCGGCGAACTCGCTTTTCGTAGCGGTCAAGACAGCGGTCGGCGGCGAGACAACGCTCAACCCGACCGTGGGCACGGGCGGGACCATGCAGGGGATCGCCTGCTACGAGCTCTCGGGCGCAACGTCGGAAATTGACGTTGCGGTCAACCGCGACAACATCGCGTCTGCCGCGACAGCGGCGTCGTCCACCGTCACGACAGGGGCGCTGGGCAACAACGGGGTTGTGCCGGTAGGCGGCCTCGCGCCCGTAGCTGGGCAGCAGATCGCGTGGCAGGTTGAAGCGACAGAAAGCTTCACCGTCGCCGAACTAGAGTTGCATGGAACGAGCGAAGCCTGGACGGGCGTGACTAGCGTAAAGCTCGGCATCTTCGCGGATAACGCCGGTGCTCCTGGAGCGCTGCTTGGGCAAGCGACGTTCGCGGGCACCCCCGGAACGAATACGTGGATCGCCGTAAGCGGGCTCAGTGTGCCGGTCGTCGCGGGCACGAAATACTGGCTGGGAGCCGTGCCGATCGGTGGCACAGCGCGCATCGCAAAGACCGAAGGCGGCACGGCCACCGTCCGCAAATCGAAAAAATTCACGTACAACGAACTGACGGAAACGACCGAATGGGAAGCGGCGCAGGCGTCAGGCCCACTGGGAATGTTCGCCAACGGCGAAAGGGCAAACGGCGATGTGCTCCTCGCGGCTCTTGTGGGCGTTGCCAACAGCTTCGGCGAAATCAAACCCTGGACCGGCACCGGCCCTATGACCGTGCTCCAGGCCGAATCCTCACGTATCATCGCCGGTCACTACATCCCCGGCTCGACGCTCTCGGCCGTTACGTTCACCGCGAACTGGACGACGGCGCGTACGACGGGGATGCTTGTGGTGGCGATCAAACCCGAAGGCGCCACGACCGGCACGATGGCCGGCAGCGCCAAAGCCAAATTCGGGACGAGCGCGGCGCCGGCGGCGCAGGCGGGCGTGTCCGGGAAAGCGGCGGCGCGCTTCAGCCAGTCGGGCAGCGTGAAGGCGGAAGGCCGCCTCGCCGGCGTCGCGCAGGCTCGGTTCACCACGGCGGCCACGCCAGCCGCGCGCGCCGCGATCGCGGCGACGGCCACCACGCGCTTCGCCGCGTCCGCGAGCATGGCTGCGAGCGCGGCGATCGCGGGCACGGCCAAAGCGCGCTTCGCCACCGCGGCGAGCCTCTCGGGCACAGCCGGTCTCGCCGGTGCCACGCACGCACGCTTCCTCACCGCTGCCCTCCTGGTCGGTGAATCCGAATCGCCACCGGGAACGATGGCCGGAGCTGCTCACTGCCGGTTCGTCTGCACGGGCGCGTTGCGCGCGCAGGCGGCGATCAGCGGCCAGAGCCACGTGGTCTTCAACGCGAGCGCCGCGCCGGCGGCGCGCGCTCGGATCGCCGGCGAAGCCGCAGTGCGCTTCGCCGCGCAGGGCGCGCTCGCCTCCAGCGCCGGGCTCGGCGGCCAGGCGGCCGTGCGCTTCAGCTCGCACGGTGCGCTTGCCGCCGCCGCGCGACTCGCCGGCAAAGCGCAGATCATCACGCGCACGTCCGCCACGTTGGCCGCGCAGGCGCGGCTCTCCGCGGCCGCGCACGCGCGCTTCCTGGTCAGCGGCTCGATCAGTGGCCGCGGCACGATCCCGAGCGCGGTGTACGTGAGCGTCGACAGCGGCACGCATCCGGCGGCCAGTGTGCAGGAGGGCGTGCCGTCGATCGTCTCGATCGAGTCCGGCAGGCCGATCTACGCCGTGGTCGAGGAGACCGTCGGCTAGCCGCCTGCGCGAGCGTTTACGATCCGCCCAACCCCCAAGGCCCCAGGAGGAACCCCAGAATGTCCGACACCAGCACCACCACACCGGCCGAGCAGGCCAAGGCCCTCGCCGCCGCAGCCGCCACGCAGGACCCGATCTCGACAGTCGGCGGTGCTGAGCTGGCGGGCGCGCAGCTCGGCCGCGATGAAATCGGCGGCAGCGAGGCGACGGGCGACCTCTACGCCAACCACGGCACGGACGCGATCATCGACGGCCAGGGCAAGCGCGACGGCGTGCCGCCGATCACGCGCGACGAGACGGGCGCGATCGTCGAGGACACCGACGCGATCACCGCCGAGGCCGAAGCCGAGGCCGAGGAAGGCGAGGAGCTGGACGGCGCCGAGGAGCAGAGCATCGACGAGGCCCTCGCGGCCGAGCACGAGCCGGGCGGCGCCGCAGGCCTCGACACCGAGGCGTCCACGGCCAACCTGACGGGCGATGTCGTCGACGGCGAGCCCGCGGCCACCGCCGAGCAGGACGCCGACGCGGATGCCGAGCCCGCCGAGGAGCCGAAGACCGACGAGCCGCAGGCCCAGGCGGCCCCCGACGTGCTTCCGGTCAAGGAGATCCGCGAGAAGATCGCGAAGGCCCGCGGCCCGAAGAAGCGCGAGGAGCTCAAGGCGCGCTTGCGGGCCGACGAGGAGGCCCAGGAGAAGCCGCGCGAGAGCGTGCTCAAGCTGACCGAGCCCGCCGAGTAGCGGATGAATCAGGGGGCGGTCGCGCGCTGGCACGCTGCGCAAAGCCGCCTTCTGAGCGAGACCTACGACCGGAGCTGGCGCCAGGGCGTCGCCAGCTACGAACCGGACGAAGATCCCGCACCACGATCTACCCCCACGAACAAGAACGAGGGGCCAGCGCCGGCGCTTGTCGCCGGCGCTGGTCTGCTCGCTCGCCGCGCACGCGCCTACCACGCGCCGGCGCAGCCGGAGGAGACCGCCAAGGCCGAAGCGCTCGGGCCCGCAGCGAACGGCCTACGCCGCATGGCCGGCGAACTGCTCACGCTGACGCCGACGGCCGAGCACGTTGGGCAAGGTGCCGCGCTCGCGCGCACCGGCGAGCTCGGGATGGAGGAGATCGGCGCCCACGCCGAAGCGCTCGCGCTCGACGAGTGGCTGGCCGCCAACGAAGCACGCCTCGCCGGCGGCGACAGCGTCGCCTGGGCGGGTGAGCAGCGCGGGTACGCCGAGGCGGCCGACGCCGATGGGCAGCTCCTCGAATGGCTGCCGGAGGCCGACGAGCGCGTGTGCGAGGACTGCGAAGGCCTCGGCGATCTGCCGCCGATGCCGCTCTCGGACTTCCCCACCACACCGGGCAGCGGCGACACGGCTTGCAGCGTAGGCTGTCGCTGTGTCCTTCAGGTCGCTGACGATCAGACGCTCGGGCCGGGCGGCGAATCGACGCCGCTCACCGAATCCCAGGAAGACATGGTGAGCGAAATCGCCGAACGCCGCGAACCCACCGATTGGCAAGCTGCGCTGCCGGCGCCGCCGCCAGAGACGCGCCGACTTCAGGAGTCAGCGCGCGAGGCCGTGCCGGATCTGAGCGCGGCCGTGCGTGTGCGCAACGCGCTGCACCCGCGGCGCGTGACCTTCCGCGCACGTGTGCGTCGCCTGCTGCATCGCCGCCAGTAGCGTCCGACACGCTTGAAAGCCTCCGAGGTCAACCCCGCCTGGAGGTCATCATGCGCAAGCGCATCCTGCTGCTACTCCCGCTTCTCGCCACGCTGCTCATCGCGGCCTGCGGAGGCACCAAGACGGTCACGGTCCACGCGCCGGCGAAGACGCCCGGCGTCGAAGTGGTGCCCGAGACCTCGATCCGCGAAACCTGCCCGACGCCGACGCCGGAGGTCAACTCGCACGGCGAACTGACCTGCATCCCGCAGACCGGCGTGCGCCCGGAAGGCTTCGCCTCCGAATCGCCGCCGGCGGCGCTCCTGCTGTTCGGTTCGAGCATCCACCTGTCGCCCAACGGCGCGCGCTTCATCGAGAGCTTCGAGGGCTTCGCCTCCTGTCCCTACTTCGACAGCTTCGGCGGGGTCTGGACGCGCGGCTACGGTGAAACCGAAGGGATCAGCCGGGGATCGGCTTGCATCAGCCGATCCTTCGGCCAGCGCAATCTGACCTTCCGCGCCGAACGCTTCTACGGCTGGGCGATCAAGGGCCTCGGCGTCAGCTTCAACCAGAACCAGGTCGACGCGCTGTTCTCCTTCACGTGGAACCTCGGCGCC